AATTCACCGTATGTTTTGTTATGTGTTTCTGTTCCCAAATTGCTGCTGACACCATTGCCGCCCACCAGCCGCGGCGTATTGGGAAACTTAATTTTTAGTCTTTCTAGAAAAATTGTAGCAAAACTAACACTGTAAATACTGAACACGCTGATTGCAAATAAGTCAGTACTTGGTTCCACAGAATCAAGATACACGTCGATCCAGTTGATCAATTTGAGTTTATTGTCAGCAGTTAACGTAGTGGTACGTTGGCACCAGTCCCAGAAGGTGTCATAAAATACTGAATCGATTGAATTGACAATATCAATGTTGACGTCTTTAAGTACCAAATTGATGTTGTTTGATTTAAAAACAGGAGCCAGCGCGGCCACGCTAGCTGGTGGAATCCCAGTTTCGGTCAGGGGCAAGTTAAAAAATATTGCGTTTTTCATCAAGTAATTTTTTGAGTTCTTGCACTAGAGATTCATGATAGCCTCTCCCAACATTTCTGTCTAGCACTTGGTCAGATACATTGTTGAGACTCATTAATCTTCCTTGTTTGTCTTTGTGGTTGTATTTTTCAGAAAAATTCAATCCCGGGCAAAATTCAATAGATCCTGGCAAAGCTACTACATTAGCAAGCCAGTGATTTATTAAAAAATTATTTACTCTGAGCACAGGAGTTCCTGAATCATATGTTATTTTAACAATTGACTGGTCATTGACTTCGACATCCCAGTTATCTTTGTTGGTTGGTGTGCACACTTGGTCATCGATCAGCAAACAAGCATGATCAACATTGGCAATAGAAATTTTATATGTTTTCAACATCGATGCTTTGACGTTCATACAGCGTTAACTAAAATTTGTAAAAAGTGTTTGACGCCAACACCTTTCAAATGAAAGTTATCGCTACTGTGCCATAAATCTCTCTTGAAGCCTATCAGTTGCCCAACTGTTTGTGTGGGTAATATTTCTTTGATACTTAACCACTCTCGATCGTCTGGCCAACACATTGACAAGTGTTTCTGCCAGATATCTTCTGGCACAGGAGTTTGTTGCTTTTGGTAATCTTTTTTGTATTTCCAAAAATCATTAAATCCTGGGGACCTTTCATTAAAAATCACAGTGCTACTATTTACAGTGTTGAAAGGAATCAACAGATTAACCAAAGGGTTGGTGGTATTGGGCCTTATTAAATCGCAATGTATATCCCAGGGTAAAAACAGTTGGGAGTAAACTATTTCATCCCATTTGACTTCACGGCCAAAATTTGATCTTACCTGTTCAAGTAAGATATTCAAAAATGGTCCTGTATTTTTGATATCTATGTGTGTTTGTTTAGAAATCAATTGATCTTTGAATACACCGTGTTGATCAACAAAATCTACACTTTGGAACTGTTGGCATTCGTGCCACACATCGGCAATCAATTGATGATTAAAAAAATTGTCGATAACAAAAATATCTGACTCAAATATCGGCTGCGTCATAGCTGGTAAATCCATTTTCTTTGACCACTCTAAGAATGTTTTCCACACGACCGGCCAGTTCATCACGATGACTCACTAACCAAATGCTCTTGTTGCGTTCTCGACTCATTTGCTTGAGTATGCTGAGGCTACTTTCCATGCCTGCTGTGTCCAGGCCCGAATCAATTAGTTCGTCAATAAACAACAAGTTGATGGGTTGGTACAGACTTTCAAACACATCACGGAACGCCCAGCTCATGGAAAGAATCAAGCGATTGCGTTCGCCACGACTTAGATTGTCAAAGTCCAGTTCGCGACCCAGTTCTTCAATCATCACAGTGAGGTCATTCTGGAATGTCACCGTGTGTGGCAATCCAATGCGATCCAAGTAGTGTGTGAGTCTGCTGTTGAGATAGCTCAAGTTTTGGTCAATGATCTTTTTACGAATAAAGCTATCTTTTGAAGTCAACAGTTTGAGCAAGAAGTCCTGATGCTCTTGCAGTCGAACCAGTTCGTTAAGACGTTCGTAAGTGACTTCTTTCAGGGCCTGCTCTTGCATGTCAGTGATTTGTTCATCGTAGGGATCAGTTTCGCCATGCTTGGTGGTGATCTGTTGCAGCAAACTATTGACCATTGTGGAGTGCTTGACAGCAGCAGCTTCGGTGTCATAGTGTGTGGCAGGAGCAGCACCTGGGTCGCTCACAGGCTCCGCACTCAGGTGTTCAGTATAAGGATCAGTTTCGTTCTGCCGTGCTTGGATCTTGGCTTGAATATTGTCCAGTTCGCTGGAGTGGCGGATAGCTTCAGCTTCGGTTGAGTAGTGGGTTGTGGGCCGGTCTCCCACAACAATAGGATTAGCTACCAGTTCGTCCAGTTGCGATCGCAAATCATCTAGATTGCGGCCGCTAGCAGAGAGTAATTCAACCTTGCTGGCCAAAACACCAGTGTGTTGATCATCGTGAAAATCTTGACCACATGCATAACATCGGTGTTCCTGTAGTGTAGCAACTTCGGCCAACAACTTGCTGTAATTTTTGTCTTCTTTTGTGATTTCTTTGCGCAAGCTTTCAACTTTGTGGTCATACGCAACTCGGAGTTGGCTCTGCTGAGTGTGCGCTGCAAGGTCGGCATGTGCCTGCAGTTCCGCAACAATATCCACATGGCTGAGTCTATCATACTCAGTCTGCAAAGTCTCAATATCCTTAGTTTGTGTTTGACGCCACACACGTTGAGCAGCCAACAGCTTGATCTGTGCGTCATATTGTGTTTTCTTTTCGGACCACACAGCCAAAGCTTGGTGTGCTAGTAGTTCTGCAGCAATATCAATTCTCATAAGATCGTCATACTGTGCAACCAAGTAAGCAAGATCGCTATCGTATTTTTTCTGCCACAGCACTTGTCGTCGTTTGAGACTTTCAATCTGTTCTTCAATTCGCTTGTTGGCCTCTTGCTCAGCACGGATACGCATTTCCTCCTGAGTGATTGAATCTTTGGTTTCACGGTTGAGTTCGCGAATACGGTCAGCCCGTTCGCTCAGTTGAGTAATGCCCAGCAACTGCTCAATAATGGTGCGCTGATCATTGGCCTTCAAACTCAGGAACGGTTCGGTGTAGGTGTTCAGGGCCAAGATGTGTTTGAACATGTCGTGACTCATGCCCAGGATGCGTTCAATTGCTTCCTGGGTCTCACGACTGTCGCCCTGTGCATCATCTGTGGCACTGTGATCTTCATTGTTGACATAGAATCGGAGCACGTTGGGTTTGCGACCACGCTCGATCCTGTATTCTTGCGAGCCCACGCCGAAGTCTAAGCTAACCAACATACCCTTGCTGTTGGTTTTGTTTACAAGATTGTCCTTACGAATGTTTGACAGTGCGTTGCCATACAGGGCATAACTCAAGGCATTGATGATTGTGGTCTTGCCTGTGCCATTGCGTGACCCGTCGCCACCTAGGTCCAAATTTTCTCCCAGCACCAGAGTTAGATCATTGCGATCAAAATTGATACCTTGCGTGGCATTGCCCACACTCATGAAATTTCTAACAGTTAACTTTTTAAAGTGAATCATATCTTGGTTGTAAATTTTTAATACATTCGTCTTCAAAACGACTTAACTGATTTTTTTTAAAATCGTTAACATAGTAATTAAAGTTATAGTTTAACACATCTTCCATCTCAACGCAAAGAGTTTGGAGTTCAGTCACTGACATGTTACACACAAACTGTATTATATCAAAAATTGCCATGATCCTATCACTGGGATCGAGTATGTTGTCGTATTCTTCGTTCCAGAAGTCAGAAAATGTTTTAAATCCTAATGTTTTTAAGTTAGACAGTGACCCAACTGATCCAACAATCACAAACGGACGTTTGTTCAAAATAGGTTTAGTAGTTTTTTCGCTAAAGAATGTCACTGGGTAGTGGTATGTAGTTTCAGTTACCACTTGCAAAAAACCCTGTTGGAACAAACGACTATCCATGCTGTGTTGCGTGAAGGTATCTACAAAATTTAAAATTTTTTCATCACTAGGAAAATCATTTATCATTTGAATCAAGTGATTGCTGTTCAACCGCCACTTTTCATTGATCCTGGTCTTGGTCGAAGTATGTATTAAGTCTACTTTATTTTCCATGATAACTTACTATTCCAAACCTTAACAAGTTTTTATATTTTAGTAAAGCAACTAGAACTCTTCTGTGAAATCGGCCAACTCTGTTTAGAGAAATATATTTTTTTGATATATCAGTTTCGTTGATCTCTAGTGCATAATTTTCCACAGTTGGATGAATCGGCTTATGTAAAAAATTAGTAATAACAGCAATACTGCAATCATCTGATGTAAAATTTTTACTCAACTGATTGCATATAGGTTGTAAATTTTGTTGAGTTAACAGGATACAAAAAAAATTTGGAATGTCCAAGCTTTCTAAAATTTTTTGTAGATTGATCAGGGTAGTCCCCGGAGTATCATTGGTTATATAATACTCTGTATCGTAATGTAAAAAAATAAATCGATAATTTGTGTCGTAAGATTCTCTTGTTAATGACTTTAAGTCGTCGTAGAGTTGTTGCATGTTTAGATCATAATCTAGTAGATTAAAAATTTGATCAAAAACAAAATATTTTTTCAAAATGTCCAGTGCTTCTGGTGTCAGTATGTTATAGTGAGTCATAGCCTGGAGTATACTTAAAATTATGGCAGGACAACCAATGAGCATGGCTATCAATGATCAACTCTTCAGATATAGGGTCTATGTCAAACTTATTGCAAATCTGCGTTATTTTTTTAATACACTTATCAACATGAAGTATGTCTGACAAGTTTACAAACACTTGAGATTCTACTGTATCAACAAATGCACTTGCATTTTGAAATAGTTTTTTCTTAGGATCGTTGATGATATTTTTTTTAATAAACGTATATGGGTGCTGATCTGTCAGACACTTTAACCCAAACTGATCATAATACATTTTTAATTTAGCACTATTATACGATGGATCTTGCTCTTTGATATGGATCGCATTATCAATTACCCCGTACTGTTTATACCATCGAGCCCGATGAAACCACTTGACGGCGTCTGAGTCAATTACAACAGTGATAAATTTTGAATGTTTAAAAAATTCAGGTACTGCAAGTTTATGCCATACAAATGGCACTAGTTTTTTGTTGGTAACTGAATTCCAGAAATGCTCAGTAGCATCTTGTTCTGAAATTTTCAAAAACTCTAACTCAGTTAAACTGTCGCCTCGTGAATAGTTAGCACTAACTTGATGCAAATTCCAGGCATCTGAATGTTTTGGTTCATGTTTTAGCCAATCGCCTACGTTTGTTATAAAGTGAGAGTAAACGTAGTTGAGGCACGCCTTAGTTGTTTTGTCTTGTTCAATGTCAGGATCAAAGTGCGCCACAGATTTTGATGACATTAATAAAGTCAGTAAGAATTTGCCGGCGCTGCCGTTTGCATATCTTGCAACTAAAAATTGCGGTCTATTCATACGGCGTTAATTTAACAACATCAATCTGATTTTTGACGGCAAACAATACAGACTTTGCTACCTGTAACGGTGTTAGATAAGGATAAGATTCGTATTCTGCTTGTATCTCTTCGTCAGATTTTGTACCATTGTAGTTTTGTTTTAACATATTGGTTTTAGTTTTACCGGGACAAATTTCTGAAACAATAAAGTTAGGTAATTCTCTACGTAACACATTCATTGCATACATCAGCGCCGCTTTTGATGTAGAATTTATTATATTATAAAGATACGGGGTGTCAATGCTGGTACTGCTAATGTAAACAAAATGCCCCGACGGATTGGACCTACTATAATTTTTGGCCAGCAATATCGGTGCAATAAAATTAACAGTAATTTGGTCAATTTGGCATTTGGTAGAATTATTGTAAAAGCCAAGGTAAGTTCCTGTATTAACTGCTGCACAGTTAATAACAACATCATAGTGCGACATAGCCAAACTATCAATTTGATCAAGATCTAACAAGTCTACTTCGTTTCGGGTAGGAGTAGTAACTTGATATCCGTTCATTGATAGCAGTCCGGCTGTGGACAACCCGATACCAGAACTGCCGCCAAATAATAAAATTTGTCTCATAAGTTTTGATAGATTTGTAATAGCAGTTTGGAGTCATAAAATTCTGAATCAATGCTGGTGATCTGATCAGTCACAATCTGATCCACTGATTCAAATTTGATTTCGCCCGGCGCAAGATCCTCGCCTACACCTGCAGTCTTGTTGGGTACCAAGCTCATTTCACGCAGGTCATACTGTCGAATAAATGTTTCTTTGATGTAGTTGGCTTCTTCGTATGAAATGTCAATGTCCAAGTTCACACGCACATGCATCTTGGATCTTAAAATTTCGGGGGCATTGTCGATCAAGTTGGCCAGGCCATACACTCGATAAGTGGGTTGATCGGGCCAGGCATGATACTCAGGTTCCTGGCCCCATTCCAGGATCATCATGCCACGTTCGTCGTCTCCAGCATCAGCATAATTGTGAGGGAAACAGTTGCCAATATAGGTGATGTTCTTTTTGGTCTGCCTTTTGTGAAAGTGTCCAGTAAACACATGCCCAAAGCCGCCAAGATCATCACGCTGAATCGCACCATGATCGGGCATGGCTATCATAGCGTTCATGAGATAGCCGGGCAGTTCAAAGTGACCAAACAAGTACTGACCGCTCATGGCGGCCAGACGTTTGTGATCATCGCCGCACAGCCAAGGAGCAATGGTCACATTGCCGTCGGTGAACCAATCATTGCAAATTGTGACACGGGGCAGGTGTTTAGCGAACTCCACGCTTTGAATGTCTCGACGGTCGCGATAGTACAAGTCGTGATTGCCGGGAATAAAATACACATGTTCAAAATTGTTGTTCATGTGCTCCAGTGCCTGCAGGCTGTAGTTAAGGGTCACAATGTTGATACTGGCACGATGGTTGTGCCAGTCACCTAAGAACAAGCAGGTTTCGCAACCTTGTTCCCGGGCTTTTTCAGTGGCCCATTTTACAAATGCCAAACAGTCTTCGTTGTGTAATGTGCTGTTGCTCTTGAGTCCAAAATGGATGTCAGTAAATACCGCAGCTTTTTTAAATAGATTCATACAGGATATAGTATTTCTTTTAATTGTAAACTATTTGTTGGGAAAATGTCAAGGCCGTGACAGCATATTTCCCATCCTAGGTTTCTCAATTGCCATTGAACCCAGGCTTCGCTGGGCAACGGTAATTCCGTCCATGAGTAGTCTTGCTCACAGAGCACCGCATCTATTATGTTATTGCAGATTTGATCCTGCCCGATAAATTTTTGTAGTTTTATATTTTGCTTGTGAAACGGCTCTAGATCTTTTATTGATCGGCAAAAATCAAATTGACAGAATTTCCCAACAGTTTCTATAGTCGATTCAAAATTATTTAAAAGATCGTCAACAAAAATATTACAGCAATTTGGATGCTTCCACAAATCTAAATGATTCCATTCAACCTGCGAATACCATGCAGGCACAAGATACATGCTCAAAAATTCCCTTTTGACCCATGCAGGAATCTGATCAATTGGTACTACTCTTGACACTGGCCAGTTGTTGTATATTTTTTCTGGATTGATTTCTGAATCAAATTGATGCTGCCACCAATTTTTCCATATTTTGCTATAGTAGTTGTTGATAGTCAACAGCACTGATTTTGAGTCTGGGTAGATATAAATTGCCCTGTCAACTGTGGACATTATCTCATTGAGGTTTGCTGTTAAATTTTCATTTTGTTTTGTTTTTGGATGCAATCTAACAATTTTTGACCAAGATCCTTTGTCTTTATATTGTCGCCAACATTCAATTCCTGAAAACATTTGTTCCGAAAACATGTGGCTGTTGCCAACGTTGGTAAATGGGGCCTTTACAGGATTAGTAGAGCACAGGGTATCCAGGCACCAATGGAGATATGTGCCATAGGTGCCACCGTGGTATATTATGGGCACTGTTTTTGAAAGTTCAATCATCTAAACTTGATACAACTGGACCGGATAGATCAGCCATAGTACCGGCACTTTGATTTTGTCGAGTCCACGAAGGATTTAGTCCGTTCATTTCCAAAATGTCATCGCGAATGTTTTGATTCTTTTTCTCAATGTTCAGGATACGAGTAAAGCTGTTGGTAATAGCAGCAGTATAATACGCAAAAGGGTTCTGCGATTTTGACTCGTCAAACTGCAGGCCAATTTGGCTGAGTTGCAGCAGGGCTTGACCGCGCATTTCTTCATTGTAGGTGTATCCGCGCCAGTTTGATCTTGTGGCATAACGTTCGCACAGCTTCATGAACATGGTGGCCAGCTTGCGTGTCATTTTTCCGTGGTCTTTGGAAAACACTCCAGTGTCCAGATCTCCATGCCAGTGACTCTTGCCCACGATATAGGGAATTTTGTGCTCATTTAGTCGATAGTGAAAAAATGGGGGGAAGTTAACACGAATATGAGTGGGATTCAAAATTACGTCATCCACTAGTTCTTCAACATCAGCAACTGTGTCTTCTAGTTCCAGAATATCTTCTATTCTGCGTTTTTTCACAGCAGTCTTTGGAACTTTTTTTGCTGCCATGGGGATGTGTTCCCAGGTGGTGATGCGAAAAACCAAATCAGTATTGGGAATTTTCTTAGGATCAACAATTTCGCCAGTTTCACGTTTGATTCTGTCGGCTCGCAATTTGCGAGCGTCAGATATGGTTCTTTGATTGATTTTGGCCAGATCCGGCAATATAATATCGTACTGATGATCTTTGTCGGCGTCAGCAAAACAACAGTAGGTGTTTTTGCTGGCATGTATTTCTTTAAGTATGTCGCGGTTGTTTAGATAATTCACACGTGGTGTGGTTGTAGTAGCCATTGAATTCGGTCTCCAGGAGTATACTTATTTTAACACAAAATTTCAAATTGTCAACGATTTTATAAACTAAGCCGTTTATTTTTTCGGTAAATAATACACAGGATCATTGTTAATATGTCGATACAGCAACAAATCAATCAATACAACGTGGTCATCGCGCAAAAACAAGAACAGCGTGATGCCCAAGCGCGAACTCTTGGGGCCCAACAATTGCAGTTGGCCCAGGACGAACAATTCTTGAATGATCTTGCTCGGCTCGCACTTGATCTAACACGTCCAGACACAGCACAGCTGGCAGCAGAAGAGATACCAGTACAGCGCCAGGTTGTTGCGGATGCAAAAACTGCTATTGCCCGCACTCAAAACAACATAAGAGTACTTGACGAGGCCATTGCGTTTAACACCTCCAGCAGAGATCAGATTGCAGCAGCAAACCCTGCACAAGGCGCACCAACTTCTACTGCAGGAGATGCTGCTGCAAATGCGACGGCCAACGCTGCTCTAAATGCTCCGGAGCCTACCCCAGTTGCTGCTGCGCCCGCCCCGGTTCCGGTTGCTGCTGTCCCAATTATTGCTGCTCCGGTTGTTACTACTGCCGCTCCTGCCCCAGTTACGGACGACGACGCAACGCCATTTGTTGCTGTTCCTGCTCCTGTTCTGGCTGCTGAAGCAACGCCATCTGTTGCTGTTGCTCCCTTTCCTTCTCCAGTCACTACCACTCCTTCGCCAGTGAGTGTTTACTCGGCAGTGCTCAATGATGGGCAGGCCCCAGGTCAAATAGGCACATATTTTGTACAAGGGCCCGACGGAACAGTGATAGAAGGCACGCCGGGGTCAACTCTAGATCAGGCCAGAGAAGAAGCTTCAAGACTGACAGCACGATCAGTAGCCGTACCTGATCCGGCTACTTTCACGCCGGCGCCAGTTGACTCTGGTGCAGCATCAGCGGCTGTGACTCCAAATTCCGGACCCAACGCCGCTCCTGAACAAGTAGATGCAGCCAACCAACAGGCACTACAACAACAACTGCAACTGCAAGCGGCCATCGCTGACCAGCGCAGGCAAATCAATCAGGGTGACTGGAGAGTAAGACTGAGCCTGGCTCCAAACAGCACCTATTTGTACAACGATCCCGATCCGGGAATCTTGGCCCCGCTCAGTAGTCAAGGCGGCAGCGACGGTGTTATTTTTCCCTACACGCCCAAGATTGATCTCAGTTATCGAGCTGAATACTCGGCAATTGCGCTGACGCACAGCAACTATAAAGGTTATTTTTATCAGAGCAGCATGCTGGACCCAGTCAATCTCACATGCACATTCACAGCCCAAGACACCAACGAAGCCAACTACCTCTTGGCAGTGATACATTTTTTCCGCAGTGTGACCAAGATGTTCTATGGACAAGATCCCCAACGTGGTGCACCGCCGCCCTTGGTGTATTTGAAAGGTCTAGGCGAATATCAATTTGCTGAGCATCCCTGTTTGGTCACACAATTCAACTACAGCTTGCCGTCTGATGTGGACTACATTCGTGCTCGAAGTCTCAATGTCAACGGTACAAATATCTTGGCAAGACGCAAATACAACCCGCCAGTGGCCACCAACGTTTTTACCAGTGTGCTCACACGACTCAGCACACTGGCTAATCAAAACATTCAGCAAGGTGCAGAACCTTCATTGACTACTCCGGCACCGCCTACTCTTGGGGCCGACAGCCCCACATACGTGCCAACCAAACTGGATTTAAGTTTGATTTTGTTGCCAGTTCAAAGTCGTCAACAGATTAGTCAACAGTTTAGTCTCAAAAAGTTTTCCAATGGTGAACTGTTAAAGAAAGGATTCTGGTAATGGCCAACTACAACGCAACTAGTCCATATTTCAATACTCAGTATCAGGAGTTTTATCTGGACGTCATGGTCAACAGACCCATACCTCGTGAAGTTGATGATCAGTTGATGGAAATCAATCAGACTTATCAGTACCGTCCTGACCTGTTGGCATATGATCTATATGCCCAACCCACACTGTGGTGGGTGTTTTATCAGCGCAATCCCAACACGCTGACCAAACCACCTTTGGATTTTGCAGTTGGAACTAGAATTTATCTTCCAAAAATTTCTACTCTTAAATCAGTGCTGGGATTCTAACGCATGGCAACATTAGCAGAATTAGAAGCAGAACTAGCAGTGATTGCTGCTGAGTTTTTTAGATTGGTTGACCGAGCCAATGAACTAGAACGAGCTGGCAACCGCGGCCCCGAATTTCAAGAACTAAGTGCTCGCATTTCAGCGTTGAGGGCCGAGCGGGTTCGCATCAATAGAGAGAAAACAGCACTAACAGCACCACCGACTAGTGCTGGCACCATAGTTGCCAACGCACAGACAGCTCAAGATGATCAGGCCAATACTCAGAATCCATCAACACCAGCAGGCGTACTCACCCCTGACGGACGTGTGCAGACTGCAGTCCCTGCCAGCACCAATGCTCAAATCTTACCCACAACCGAAAGCAACCCCACTACAGGTACCGATGCTCCAACAAGAACTGCCGAATCCACCCAAGCTCCCACAACCGCAGCAGGCGGACCAGGTGCAGTAGTGACCACACCTGGTGGATCTGGTGGATCTGGTGGATCTGGTGCAGTGGTGACCACACCTGGTGAACCTGGTGGATCTGGTGCAGTGGTGACCACACCCGGGGGACCTGGCGCAGCCGCATCTTCAGATGATAACACAGTTTCTGCCCAGCCTGAGCAGACTGCCACGCCTGCGGGCAACAGCACCAATCCCCCAGGACCGGCCATTGTTTCACAGCCCAACATATTAGATCAGTACCAGAGTTATACCTATAACATATCGGTCTACATGATCTCCACCGCCGCGTACCGGACCATAGCTGAAACCAAGAAGTTTTCACCAGCTGGATCTCAGTTGCTGTTCAGCAGTGGTGGTGCACCTGCTCCGGGACAAACTGATCCCAATATTGGACAACGCAGCCCTTTTTTCCCTACAGACTACTACATTGACAATATTGAACTGACTTCACTGTTGTCTAATCAAGGCACAGGAATGCCACACAACAGTGTGGAACTGAATTTTACAGTTACAGAAACCAATGGTATAACACTGTTACAAAATTTGACTCAAGCTGCAGGACAACAACAAGCCAACAACCCCACAGACAATCGTGGCTATCTAAATCAGCTGTATCTAATGGTGATAAAATTTTATGGCTACGACAGCTCGGGCAATCTTGTGTCCGGAGTTTCTGGTCCAGGTCCCACAATAACCAAATATATTCCGTTTGTGGTGGGCAACCTAGGATTCAAAATTGCCAGTCGTGCAGTGGAATACTCCTGGCAATGTCTAACATTGCAAGAGACTGTGGCCACAGGCCCAAAATTTGCCAGCGTTCCGTTCAACATTGAATATTCGGCTCGTACACTCAAGGAGTCAATCGAAACATTGCTGAATGCCATGAACAAGTTTCAAAAGCGATTGTATGACGAAAAACTGATAAAAATACCCAACAACTACAGTGTGGAATTTACCGAAGAATCCATGGGCAAAGAGTTGGTGACATTTAATGGCACAGTGAACAAAAAAACAACACCCATGAATTCAGGAGACACGCCTGCTGATCAAAAATTGCCCAGCAAACAGTCGGCCAAAATGGACTCAAGACGATTCAGTGTCACTGCAGGTACACAGCTGACGCAATTTATTGAACAGACCATGAGAACCAGTCAGTACGTGATAAAACAACAGAACGTAACGATTGATCCCAAAACCAACAAGGTGTCTCCCAATCCTCAGGCCCCTGGCGCGCCCGAGTGGTTCAAGGTCAACAGATTTTGCATACCCAAAGGCTTTGACGATATTGTGCAAGACTTTGCGTATGATATCATTTACACCATCAGCCCCTACGTGGTATCTGCCTTGGGCAGTGAGTATTTTAACAATCCACCTTTTCCGGGATTTCACAAACGTTACCCCTATTGGTTCACCGGCGAAAACACTGCAGTGATCAGTTACGAACAAGACTTCAATGCATTGTATTATCTCACACTGTCAGGCTTGGTCGATCCCGGGGCCACTCGAGGATATTTTCCCAACGTAAAAAAATCCTATCAGACTTCCAGTGCACAGAGCTCACAACAGACCCCGGGCATTGTGGGCGAACCTGGTGCCAATGCTGCTGATTTTTTCTACAGTCCTGGCGAACAGGGACAGGCCAGCATCACAATCATAGGTGATCCTGCATGGATATTTCAGGGCGAAGTTGTTGGGGGATCTAAAAAAGGACAATGGACAAAGGGTCCGTTCCTGTCAGATGGCACTATCAATACTGATGCCGGAGAAGCTTTGTTTTTGATTTATTTTAATCTGCCCAACGACTACGATGTCAACGGCTCAGGCCTAGCTGATCCAAATCAACTGTCAACTCAGGCTGCAACACCAGGACTGACCGGCGCAGCACGACAAGCCTATCCCTACCAAGCGGTGCAAGTGGTTAGTAAATTCAAAAAAGGACAATTTACACAAGATATCACTGGACTACTGGTCATGACACCAGAAGCAACAGACGCTGCTCGTGGTGCACCACCAAGCAGCTACAATTCTACACTTACTGACCCACAACAGCGAGCAGCAACTGCACGGCTGAACACTCCAGGCAGCACAGCCCCCAATTCAAATGTCACTACCAACATTCTTGGCAATGTCCAGAACATTGTTCAACAGGGCGTCAACCAAGTGCTCAATCCAATTACAGAATCAATCAATGCTACTCTTGCACAGATACAGAGTAGCACGGCATATATAACAGCACTACAACAAGGACTCACTGTGGATGCTGCTGTTGCTTTTGCAAAGCAAGCACTCAGTAATGGCTCAGCCAGCCAGCCCTTTACACCAGGGTCGGCCAACATAGTCAAAGACAGTAATCCAGGATAAATTTCAAAATGGCAGTCAATTATCAACGCAGCACCGGCAGACCACAAAACTACAAGTTTGATCGTGGCAACATGCCAACCGAATTTGGTCCTTATGTGGGACTGGTGGTCAACAATGTAGACGGCACCAGAAGCGGGCGTGTACAGGTGTATATTGAAGAATTTGGGGCAGTGGACAACAAAGGCAACCCCATTTTAAATGATCAGTCTCTGTGGCGAACAGTCGGCCTCATCAGCCCATTCTTTGGCAGCACTCCCAAGAGTTCATCAGCCAATACCGGAGCCGGTAACTATCCAGGAAACCAACAAAGCTATGGCATGTGGTTCAGTGCCCCAGACATTGGTACCAAGGTACTGTGCTTTTTTCTTCAAGGTGACCCCAGCCAGGGCTATTATTTTGGTAACTTGATCGAGCCCGGTAAAAATCAAATGGTCCCGGCTTCGGGTGCAGTGGACAAGTTTGAAACACAGAACCCCAGTCAAAAATCCTACTTTGGTGGTGCCACAAGACTGCCTGTGACCGAAATCAACAACAACAGCGAAGAAATATCTGAAAACCCTAGATTTTTTGATCAAACCAAGCCAGTACACAGTTATCAAGCAGCCATGATGTTTCAGCAAGGCTTGATCAATGATCCCGAACGTGGGACCATCAACAGCAGTGGACAACGAGAAAGTCCCAGCACTGTGTATGGTATCAGTACTCCAGGTATTCCCATCTACCAAGGTGGATACACTCCCCAGGACATCAAATCCAAGCTAGAGAGTGGCTCGGTCACGCCCGAGGACGCAGAAATCATTGGCCGCACTGGTGGCCATAGCCTGGTGCTTGATGATGGGGACCTTGATGGTACCAACAATCTAGTTAGAATTCGCTCATCAAAAGGGCATCAAATCACCATGAGCGACAGTGGAAATTTTTTCTACATCACTCATGCCAATGGTCAAGCCTGGATTGAACTTGGAGCAGAAGGTACTATTGATTTTTACAGCACCAACAGTGTCAACATCAGAACCGCAGGTGACATGAATTTTCATGCTGACCGAGACATCAACATGTATGCGGGTCAGAACTTCAATGTAAAAAGCGCTCAGGATCTTAACCTGGGTTCTGGGGGATCCTATAAATTGGCCAGCGAAGGATCTGCCACAATCTGGGCCACTGGTTCACTGGGCATTGCCAGTCTAGGATCACTCAAGTTACAGAGCGTGTCAGGCAGTTGGCAGAGTGGAACCAGTTTGACCTTGGTCAGTCTGGTAGGAGCGATCAAGCTAAACAGCGGCTTTGCCTTCCCGGTACTGCCGCCCAAATTGTATTCCAAAGTGTTATTGGACGACACTGTGTTCAGTAACTCAACTGGATGGCAAGTGGTGCCAAAAAAACTAGAAAGCATTGTGACTCGAGCCCCCACACACGAGCCCTATCCCTATCACAACAAAGGAACCGACGCTAAAACATCGTTGGCCACCGGCGGCGCCCCAACTCCACCACCCACTGCAGAGCCAGTGCTCAAGGGAGTAAAAATTGTAGCGGTCACCGATGATCCTAGTACAGTGCCCCGATCAACCGGCAGCACCTTGCCCAAAGCAACACCCCCTGCAACACCCCCTGTTCCTTGATCTATAAATATTTCTATGCCAAAATTTTCGTTTACCTCGCCTACTGGACAGAAATTTGAAGTGACCACCCCCGATGGGTTCACTGAGCAAACCGCCAGAGACATATTTGAAAATCAATTCAAAACTGGAAGTCTTGCAGGCTTGGTCAAAGGTGATGTGCTTGATGCTATTGGGCAATTCAAAAATGGACTTAAATCTGCAGTGGCACAATTGAATCCCTCGGACCTAATCAGTAAATTTCCGTCGCTGGCCAAAGTTCCCATTAATGATCCCATCAATGCAGTCAAATATATCCAACAAGGTATTTCTGACATCAAGATAGGACCTCTTAACTCTCTAGATGTACAGGGACTGGTTGCACAGTCGGCACAGTTGACCAAACAATCAGCAAACATTATATCTGCGGCCAAAGGCATAGGTAAATTTGGATTGACTCCGTTGCAACTAGAACAACAAGGGTTTCTCAAACCTGGAATTGCCAAAGCAATTGCCAACGCCAAGATACCTCAGGTGACTCCAGCAGACATATCAGCAGCTCTCAAACTAAATGTTCCAGTTGAGCAATTTCTGCAAAATAAAACACTAAACAGTTTTTTGACATCAGCAGCCTGGACCGGCAAAGACGGCATTGCTTCTGCTGCTACATTTTTACAAAATGAAAAAATACAAAGTATCACACAGAGCAAAGTATTTGAACAAGGATACAAAATACTTCAAAAAACAGGTGCGGTGCAGGCTTTGCAAAACTCTCAACTGGGTTCAGCATTAATGACTGCTTCAAAGTTTAGTCCCGAAGCTGCAGCAGGTTTTGTTACTGGAAAGCTGGGTGATTTTGCAACAGGTACAATCAACAATATTACCAATATTGCAGCTGGAAAAATTAATGATTTTACAGGCCAAATTAATGGAGCATTTTCTAGTGCATTGAACATTTCTTCAATTGCAGATGTGGCCAAACTTGGGACGCTTGCAATAAGTTTTGCCAGTACTCTGGGCAGTCTGTTTGGTTCAGGTGGTCTCTTGTCAAAAGGTATCAAGATAGCACAAGGCTTTAATCAAACAGTTAATCGTATCACAGTCAATCAGGCAGTTAACAGTGTGATTGGTAATGCCAAGATACCAATTCCTAATTTTGGTGCTGATCTTAAAGGACTGCTTGGCGGTGCGCTCGGAAACATTCCGGGAGCACCTGGCGCACCTGGCGCACCTGGCGCACCTGGCGCAGGACAAAGTTTCCTTTCTCAAATATCTCCTTTGCAGATACAAACCAGTGGCCTCGTACGAGAAGTCACTACCTTGATGACTAGTTCATTAAATGATGCCAATAGACAGTCGCAAATTCAAACAGCTGACTCTATTATCTCAAGAGCCACCGCATTGATCTCACAAGCCAGCGCACTAAAAAGTCAAGTACAAGCGGCCAACGGCAAACCAAATGACATCACTCTCTTGGAAGGCATCATCAATAACCTGCGCACCGCAATAGACACTGTCAAGGGTCGACAGCGACTGGCCCAAGACGGACGCAACATCAGCTTTGGATGATGACAAATATATCAATAAATAAAGCATGCCTACATTTATTGGATTCAACACTGTAAATCAATTCAAAAAATTTACCCTAGTAGATTTTGAATTGATCAAACGTGATCTTGTCAACGCATTCAACATCAGACAAGGCGAGCTGCCGGGCCGCCCCGGATACGGTACCATACTATGGGATGTGTTGTTTGAAAATCAGGACCAGGTGACCACCAATGCAATTCTTCAAGAAATTCAGCGTGTGGCCAGCGGAGATCCTAGAATTTTTGTTCAAGACGCACAGGTATATCCGCGAGACAACGGAATCTTGATTGAGCTATTGATATCGGTAGTTCCCAGCACCAATGCTGAACGCCTGGCAATATTTTTTGACCAACAACAACGTTCGGCGTCTTACGTATAACTGCGCAGTTTATTTCTATTATAAATAATAGAAACAAACTACTATGGCACGCACTACTAGACAAACCGCAATATTTGGAGTCGAAGACTGGAAACGAATTTACGAAACTTATCGTGAAGCAGATTTTCAGAGCTACGACTTTGAGACTCTACGCAAGAGTTTTATAGACTATCTTCGCCAATACTATCCTGAAACTTTCAATGACTACATTGAAAGCAGTGAATTTATTGCCTTGCTTGATGTCATGGCGTTCATGGGTCAAGCACTGAGTTTTCGAAATGACCTAAACACTCGAGAAAACTATCTAGACACTGCTGAGCGTCGCGACAGCGTGGTACGCCTGGCCAATTTGATCAGTTACACACCCAAGCGCAACCAAGCAGCACAGGGATTTTTAAAAGTGTTTTCGGTGCAAACTACCGAAAACGTTACCGATTTCAACGGCATCAATCTCAGCAATATCACAATCAACTGGAACGATCCTACTAATCCAGACTGGCAAGAACAATTTACTGCAATTATAAATTCAGCATTGGTCAGCAGTCAGCGTGTGGGCCGTCCAGCAAACAAACAAACCATACTGGATGTTGAAACCAACGAATACAGCATCAATTTGGTGCCTGATGTGTTGCCAATTATTCCTTACAACGCCACAGTCAACGGTATCACAATGCCTTTTGAGGCTGTGAGCAGCACATCAGTGGGCGGCGATTTTGTATATGAACCAAGACCACGTCCTAGTGATGTGTTCAACATACTGTATCGCAACGACCGCCTGGGATTTGAAAGTGCCAATACAGGTTATTTTTTCTACTTCAAACAAGGTACTCTACAGGTTCAAGACTTTAACTTGGCCGAGCGCATTGCCAACCAAACAGTCAACATCAATATTGAAGGTGTCAACAATGATGATCGCTGGCTGTTCCAGATCGACAACGTGGGAACTCAAGTTGATGAGTGGCAGTATGTGGAAAACGTGTTTGCTGGAGCAGTCGAACAAATTGACCCTACCCAGAGAAAATTGTTTTCAACCACCAGCAGAACCAACGATCAAATCACACTGGTGTTTGGCGACGGAGTGTTTAGTGCTGTCCCAGTTGGTCTGTTCCGTTGTTATGTAAGAGCCAGCAACGGACTGCGCTACACAATCAATCCTGAAGAAATGCAGAGTGTGGTGATTCCCATTAGCTACACCAGTCGCAGCGGCAATCTTGAAACTGTCACATTCACCTGCGGGATCACACGGCCAGTTACCAATGCACAACCAAGAGAGAGCATTGAAGAAATCAAGCAACGTGCGCCTGCTCGTTACTACACACAAAACCGCATGGTCAACGGCGAAGACTACAACAACTTTCCGTTCACAGCCTACAATTCAATTATCAAGAGCAAGGCACTGAATCGTGCGTCAATCGGCACCAGCCGCTATCTTGATCTTGTGGACAACACCGGCAAATATTCCAGCACCAACACATTTGGCAGCGACGGCGCAATCTGGAGAGAAAATCAATTGCCAACATTCCAGTTCAACTGGATAAATCAAAATGACATTGTGGATGCCTTGGTCAACGATGTTGAACCCTTGTTGATTAGAAATGCATTTATACAATTTTATTATGCCAATTTTGTCAGACCATCGTTGTCGGTATTGAATCTCACCTGGAATCAAAGCACAAGCCTGGCCAACGAAACCACTGGATACTTTAAAAATTCACTGGGAAATCCTGTGCCTGTGGGAATATACAGCAGCAGCAATACCAAATATGTTACCCCAGACGCATTGATCAAATTTGAAGCACCAGCCGGCTATTATTTTGATGTCAACAATCGACTAAAATTAGGCACACCCACCAACGCCGACGAAGGACTCAGTATTTGGGCCAGTCCAACTAGAGTGATACTTGATGGAACCAACCAGGGCCGCGGTAACCTAGACACAGGCTCGGGCCCAATCACTCTAAACAACTATGTGCCAAGCGGTGCAATTCCAGTACAAATAATTCCAGTACTGGTTACTGACTTGACCAGCACATTTGAAAACAGTCTAATTGAACAAATAAGTCTATATAGAAACTTTGGTATCGGCTACAACAACACCATTGGTGAATGGTATCTGATCACCAGTACAAACTTGGCTGCTGACTCAGAATTTAGTTTAGTCAATGCTGGGTCAACCTCGGGCAGCAACAATGATGCCAGCTGGTTGGTACAGTTTGTGACCGACGGTGAGACATACACTGTTACCAGTCGAGCACTGGTGTACTCGTTTGGTAGTGTGTTGCAAACACGGTTCTTTTTTGAATCAAATCAGAAAATTTACGATTCAAGAACCGGCACGGTGATCAGCGACTTCGTGCGAGTGCTAAGAACCAACAGTCGTCCCGACAGCAATTTGCCACTCTCTTCAGACTACAATCTCAGTATCATAGGACAGCCAGTAGAGAGCGACGGGTATGTTGATGACTTCCAGGTTATTGTCAGCTTCCAGGACAAAGACAGTGACGGAGTTGCAGATGACCCTGATTTCTTTGACGAAATTGTGCAACCCAGTGTACAGCCCAATAGAAAATTGGTATTCTTTCAACTGACAGTTGATTTTGATAATCTAGAACGTTATCTATTGGTAGAAAGTGGCCGAGTCAATGTTGAGTACCCTACTCTAAATTCTATAGAATTAGTCAAGTCAGAATTTTTGATTGGACAGGTGTTCTACGCCTATCAAGATTTGCAGTTTTACGAAATTGTCCCTAGTTTTAATGGGTTCAAATCAGTAGTGCCAGCACCAGGTTGGATTGCTCGCACTGGTCGTCAAAGTCTGTACTTTCAGTACAGACACAACAGCCCACTCACCAGTCGCATTGATCCAGGTACCACAAACATCATTGACCTTTATGTGGTCACTCAAAGCTACTACACTCAGTACCAGAACTGGATCAAAGACACCACAAACACTGTGGCAGAACCCGAGCAGCCCACACTTGATGAGTTGACCACAACCTATCAAGGTCTGCAAGAATACAAAATGATTTCAGACAACGTGGTACTGAACTCCGTGACATTCAAGCCTCTGTTTGGAGACAAAGCTGCACTAGAACTCAGAGCCACTATCAAAGTAATACGTGCTGCCAACAGCAATGCCAGCGACAGCGAAATCAAGAACTTGGTTGTAGAAAATCTCAACAACTACTTTACTATTGACAAATGGAATTTTGGCGACACATTCTTTTTCTCTGAACTAGCTGCTTACGTGCATTCCAACATGGGTGGCATAGTGAGCAGTGTGGTAATTGTACCACTGAACCCGCAAAAGAGTTTTGGAGATCTTTATGAAATTCGCAGCGCCCCCAATGAAATTTTTGTAAATGCAGCAACTGTGAACAATGTTGAAGTGATCAGCGCCCTAACCAGCACCAATATAAGAACCGCACCAGGAAGTGGAGTAATTTAATGGCACGTACAAGAACGGTAGAATTTCTACCACAGATTTTTCAAACATCCACTAACCGACAATTTTTGTCAGCTACCCTTGACCAACTGGTACAAGAGCCACAATACAAAAAAACTCAAGGTTTTGTTGGTCGAAGAATAGGCCCTGGTGTAAATCCCAATGACAGCTATGTGATTGAACCTGATAAGACTCGTACTGATTATCAGTTGGAACCCGGAGTTGTCAAGCTTGATGCAGATCGCAACAACGTGGTTGATGTCATCACCTATCCTGGTATCAACGATGCACTGGCAGTCAACGGAGCCAACACAACTCGTGCTGATCGATTGTACAGCAGTGAATACTACAGCTGGGATCCGTTTATCGACTTTGACAAGTTTGTGAATTTTAGCCAATACTATTGGTTGCCTGGCGGCCCAAATTCAGTAGATGTTAGTGCCAGTCCAGTGCCGCTGACTGATGACTTTGACGTGACTCGCAATGACACTTCTTACAGTTTTTCAGGGCTAGCCGGAACTGATCCAGTGATCACGCTGTTGCGCGGCGGCAACTACACATTCAATGTGCTGCAACCTGGCAACGATTTCTGGATTCAAACTGATCCAGGGGTAAACGGTCGTATTCCTTCGACACCCAATATCAGCAGTAGAGGTGTATTGGGAGTGTTCAACAACGGAGCCGATGTTGGTACCGTGACATTTAATGTTCCATTAAAAAATGCACAACAATTTTACTATGATTTGCCCAGCATTGGTTCAGTTGACCTGGTTACTGATTTAAAATTTAACGAAATCAACAACGTTTATCTTGCAGAATTTTTGGCAAAATATCAAGGCATTGATGGCATTACCAGTCTGGACAATCGCACAGTTATTTTTACCAATCCCACAGTGGACGCCACCGACGGTGGCTGGCTGATTACCACACAGTTTGATCCATTGGCTCAGGGCACCAGCAATAATGGTTTGCCCGGCAGCTATGACTCAATCCCGTTTGACTTCACAGTGCCAATTCCTGAATCTGAAAGATATGACATTTGGTTGATTAGATATCAGACCGACAGCGATGGCAACGCTATCTTGAAACTGACCAAGCAGCGCACAGTCAACAAGTATGAAAAATTCAACATTTTGTTTGGAACCCAGTGGAGCAACACACAGTGGTACAAAAATGCCGAGTTTGAATTTGAGCAAATTCCTTTGCTGAGTGCAATCAAAGACACCTTGTACTATCAAGACAGCAGCAGCATTGACATTGTTGGGGTAATTCGCCTGGTGGATGCAGTTGAAAACGACACATTGTTTATTGAAGACATACTGGGCAAACCCAATTATACTGCACCCAACGGCGTGGTGTTCACCAACGGATTAAAAATACAGTTCAGGGGCCAAGTAATTCCAGCCAGTTACGAAAACCAAGAATACTATGTTGCGGGAGTTGGAACAGCCATCAAACTGTTGCCAGTAGTTGACTATCTCACACCTGAAACGTACACTCAGAGTGCAACAATTTTGTATGACAGCTTGCCTTACGACGAAGGTAACTATGATGCCAGCTTGAATCAACCCTTGGTTCCTGACTATCTCACTATTGCACTTGACAGTCCTGATCTGAATCCCTGGACACGCAGCAATCGATGGTTCCACGTTGATGTCATCAACGCCAGCGCAAGATACAACAATCTTGAACCAACATTTGACAATCAGTTTCGTGCCAAGCGCCCTATTATTGAATTCCGTGGCGGCACACGATTGTTCAACATGGGCACACAGGGCAAGACTCCAGTTGATATTATTGATTTTGAAGAAACTGACGCTCTCAGTAACATCAACGGCAGTGTTGGATATGCAGTTGACGGATATCAGTTCATCACTGGCAGTCGGGTAATTTTTGCAGCAGATGTTGACCCACAGGTACGAAACAAGATATATGTGGTAAACTACATCGAGCCAACCAAAGAAACTGACAACAGTACCATACCTGGCAATCTAGTGATTAATCTGACTCCAGCCAGCGACGCAGAGGTATTGTTTGACCAATGTGTTTACAGCCTCAGTGGTATTATCCAACAGGGCAAGAGTTTTTATTATGATGGTGCTGCCTGGATAGAGTCACAACAAAAAACATCATCCAATCAAGCTCCACTGTTTGACATCTATGATGCACAAGGAATCAGCTACGGCAATCGATTGGTGTATCCAAGTTCTACTTTTGTTGGCAGCAAATTGTTCAGCTATGCAGTGGGTCAAGGCGTGGCAGATTCAGTACTGGGATTTCCATTACGATACCTGAGCTTGGCCAACGTTGGTGACATAGTTTTTGATAATAATCTTTACTCTGACAGTTTTGTCTATGTAAGAGACAGTGTGAGTTTTGAACAACCAATCAGCGCAGGTTTTGTTAGAGAATATCGTTCAAGACTTGACTTTGGGTTAGAAATTGGCTGGCAGACAGCACCTACACAAAACCAAACCTATCAACAATTTAATTTTGTGTATCAAACAAATACTCCGTTGATACTTGATATTCCAGTGTCCGCAGAAGTCAAGGTTCCGGCAGTCAAGGTCTATGTTGGGTCAGTTTTTCTAGACCCAGGAGAGTACAGCTATTCTGTTGTTAAAAACAACACCTATATTACTTTACCAGGTAATCTGGCCCCAGGTATTGATATTCAAGTACTGGCGCTTAGTATCAAGGCCAGTACTGTTGGATTTTACCAGGTGCCTGTTAACTTGGAAAATAACCCATTGAACGAAAATGCCGGTCAGTTCACACTGGGTACCATTAGAACTCACTATCAAACCATTGCACAAAATCTAGTGAATTTTACTGGACTAGTAAATGGAGCCAACAACATTAGAGATTTGGGAAATGTGGTGCCGTATGGTCTCAACATTTTGCAACAGAGTTCTCCACTGACCTTGACTGGGTATTTTTCTCGCAGTCAAGAATACAATCTCTGTCAGGCAGTAGAATTCAACAGTCGAGAATATGAAAAGTTCAAGGCCAGACTGTTAAATGCTGCCACACAACGTGACTGGGAAAACCTGTCATCGTCTCAGATTCTTGATCAGTTGTTTGTTGAATTGTCAATCGGCAAAACCGAAAACGATCCGTTTTATTGGTCAGACATGTTGCCAGTGGGGTCAGTAGTGGTGACCAACACTGTTGCGGTGACTCCAATCACCACAAACACCTTTGATACTGTCAACGTCTACAACTTTAGATCGTCCAACTATCAGGGTCTACTGGTTTATGTCAACAACACACTTTTGGTGCGCAACCGAGATTATGTAGTGGCCACAGATGGTCCTAGAATCACTATCACTGTGCCCCTGGCAGTGGGCAACCGTGTTACCATACAAGAATACTCTAGAACATACGGAACGTTTGTCCCGAACACACCAACCAAGATGGGGCTGTATCCAGCATATGAACCAGAAATCTATGTGGACGAAACCTACATCACTCCCACCACAGTGATTCGAGGACACGATGGCAGTGTTACTGTGGCCTTTGGTGACTTCCGTGATCAGGTGCTGTTGGAATTTGAAAAAAGAGTCTTCAATAACCTAAAACTAGATGACAACCCAATACCATTGTTGGCTGACGATGTCATACCAGGTCAATTTAGAACAACTGAATACAGTTTAGCTGAAGTAACTGAACTATTGGGTGTTGATTTTTTAAACTGGGTGGGCTGGAACAAGCTGGATTACACCACACAAGATTTCAACATCAACGACTCGCGCACCTGGAACTACAGCACTGCATCCAACAAGCTGACCAACAACCGTCCCCTGGCTGTGGGCGCACGTCGCGGAATTTACAATTTCTTTTACGATACCATATATCCCAACAGCAGACCATGGGAACTGCTGGGATTCACTGTCAAACCACAGTGGTGGGAAAACGCATACGGTCCGGCCCCGTATACTTCGGGTAACTTGGTTTTGTGGGAGGATCTTGAAGCAGGTTTTGTTAGAGATCCCGATGGTGTCTATTTTATCGAAAAATATGCTAGACCTGATCTAACACAAGTTATTCCATCCGGCAGCGAAGGCGCACTGTTGAGCCCAATTGACTCAGTGGTGGGAAATTACAATCAAACTGATTTTAGAAAAAGTTGGGTAGTTGGCGATGATGGTCCGGTTGAAAACGCCTGGCGAACCAGCAGCAGCTATCCTTTTGCAGTGATGAAAATGTTGTCACTGACCAAGCCTGCTCAATTTTTTAGTTTGTTTGCTGATCGTGATCTATATAGATTTGACGCTGCACTAAATCAGTATCTCTATAATGGTAGATACCGACTGGATGCCAACGGAATAGAAGTGTATGGCAACGGAGTAAGCAAAGCCAGTTATATCAACTGGATTGTTGATTACGCACGCCGTTCAGGTATCAATGCTACCAGCACATTGACCACAGATCTTGCCAGCCTAGATGTAAGACTATGTTACAGAATGGCTTCGTTTAGTGCAAAAAATCTCTTGCAGGTGTACACTGAAAAAAGTAGCCCCAACAGTTTGAACAGCAGTCTGCTGTTGCCTGACGAAAGCTACAACTTGTTGTTGTACAAAAACGTACCATTTGATGAACTGACTTACAGCAGTGTTATTGTTCAAAAAGTTGAAACTGGATTTGCGGTGTACGGTTACGGAACTGCCAAGTCATATTTTTCTATACTGGCCAGTCGTGCACAGGGATTAACTGAAATAATCACCGCTGGTGGGGTGTCAGTAACGGTGCCAACCGAATACACCAACAACATTGTTCGTGTGCCATATGGCTATGTGTTCACTAGTTCTGCAGCCGTGGCTGACTTTTTGTTGAGCTACGGACAACTGCTGACACGCCAAGGTCTACAGTTTGAAGTACAAGAAAACGGATACATCCTGAACTGGAAACAGATGGCTCGTGAATTCTTGTACTGGACTGCACAAGGTTGGGGTGTCAGCAGTGTGATTAACCTTAATCCGTTGGCCACACAACTGGTGGTTGAACGTCCTTTGGCCATTGTAGACAACATCAGTGTGCAAACACAAGAAGCTGTGCTGTTGGATCAAAATAAAAAACAATTGCCTGTTCGAGAATTGATTGTGGATCGAGAAAATAATCGATTCACTTTGACCACGTCAAACGAAAAAACAATTAACTTTTGTAATCTAAAATTTGTCAGTACCGAACACCTGGTGGTGTTGGACAATCAAAGTATTTTTGCTGATCTAATCTATCAACCAGTCACTGGTGCAAGACAAAGTCGTGTGAGAGTGGTAGGCTATACCACAACTGAGTGGAACGGTCAATTGGATGCGCAGGGATTTATTTTAAATCAAGACAATATCCAAGAATGGCAACCGTTAAAAAAGTACACACGCGGCGAAATTGTCGAGTACAAAAATCTTTATTATAGTGCATTGGATTTTATTGAGCCCAGCAATGTGTTCAATTTCAATCAATGGACTCGCAGCGACTACACGCAAATACAACAGGGTTTGCTGCCAAACTTGGCAAACAAGAGCGATCAATTAGCTGGAACGTACAGCGTTTACCAAGCCAACCTGGAACAAGACCAAGACATATTCAGCTACGGACTAATTGGATTTAGACCACGACAGTACATGACAGCATTGAATCTTGACGATGTGAGTCAGGTCAATCTTTACAGACAGTTCTTGGGCACCAAAGGAACTATTCAAGCTGCTGAGTTGTTTAGTTTTGCAGATCTTGGCCGAGGCAATGCACAATTTGACATTTTTGAAAACTGGGCAGTACAACGTGCAGTTTATGGTGCCAACGCCAACCGCAGTTTCTATGAGCTTCGTCTCAATGAAGCACTGTTGAAATCAAACCCAGGACTGATTGAAATAGTCAATCCTGACCAAGAGAGTGAAGCAGATCAGACTGTGTTGGTCAACAACATCTGGCGCCAAAGCTACAAGTTTACCACACCTGATGTGTTGACCACAACCAGTGTGCCCATTACTGATACCGCATTGCCATCTGCAGGTTATGCCAACTTTGACGACGCAGATATTACAATTTTTGATGTCAATTCTCCAGCAGAAATCAACGCACAGCTTGATAAAATTATAGTGGGCAACACGGTATGGGCAGCAAAAATCAACGAGTATAACTGGGGTATTTTTAGAGTTGTTGGTATAACTGGTTCAGTTCTTCAGTTGGTTGACAACCTTGATGGCACCAGTACAGTGTCATTCTCAACTCAACACGGTCTAACAGCAAACAGTATTGTCATAATCAAGTCTTTTGATCTGGCGTTCGATGGCGCATACGTGGTATTGTCAACTCCAAGTTTGACATCAATCAATGTGGCTTATTCTTTTGCTACGGCCAATCAAACCATCACAGTTGGTGATGGTGTTGCATTTAAACTGCAAACACAAAAAGTAAAACAAGCCAGCGACATACTGGGGTTGCCGTTTGCTGACAGTCTAGTGCCAGGCACCAAGGTCTGGGTAGATGACAACGGCAATGGACAATGGACAGTGTTGCAAAAACAACAGGTGTTTGACTCAACATCAGTAATCACAGCACGTGATCCGGTTACCAACAGCAACTACGGTGTTAGTGTTAGTCAAGCTGCTGAAAATCTGTTTGCACTGGTGGGCGCATCAGACTACAACAGTGGTTCGGGTGCTGCTTACACTTATGTTCGTACTGACTTTTCACCCTATGTGCAAAACAGCTTCCTGGAGTTGACTGCAGCCAACACAGTGGGATTTGGTCACTGTGTTGACGTTGGAAATCAAACTTGGTCAGTGGTTGGTGCACCTGCTAGTGAGAACAGCATTGGGTATGCAGCATCAATTTATCGTATCCCCGGTACCGCTTCTTTTATTCCGGTAAACCTGCTGCTGCCGCATGATCCAAGAGATTTAGTTAGCTCAGCTGAATTTGGCTACAGTGCAGTGGTCAGCCAAGACGAACAATGGATGTATGTTGGTGCACCGGGACTGAATGCAGTGTATGCCTACGGTAAAGTGGAAATTGAGGCACAATCAGTTACCTATGTGACTGATGGTATCACCAGCATCTACAACTACAACAATAGTATCATTATTGATCTTGGTGCGGATCAGCAGCTCAACGTGATTTTGAACAATCGGTTGTTGACTTATGGGGTTGACTACACTGTGAATGAAGACAGCGTGGTTTTGATCTATGTCCCGCCTAAAGATCTAGTTTTGAGAATTTCAAGACGAGATACAGTGTCGTTTACAGGTGACGGTAGTACTGTGACCTATTCGCTTAATGAATATTTGTACAATGTAACCGATGTTTACTCTTTCACGGTCACTATTGACGGAGTGTTGCAACGTCCTCATTTGGATTATGATTTTAATGCTGATGACAGCACTGTGGGCAAAGACATTACATTTTTAACTGCCCCAGTGGACGGAGGTCTAATAAACATTGTCACCGGTGATCACTACACGTTTGTTGACAAAATTCAGCATCAAGTGGTATTTGCTGGATCTGTTTCAAACGGCGTTCTCACAGTGACCAACATCAACGCTGCTGGTCCGTCACTCACAGTGGGCATGATCTTGACCGGTCCTGAGTTACCGCAAGGAACCACTATTGCAGCATTTGTGTCCGGAACTGGTTATGCTGGTACGTATTTGTTGAATCAAGCATTCACCACAGTTGAAATTGATTTTGTGGCCAAATTGCCAGTGAGTGCAAGATTTGGACAAAGTGTAAGTTGTACCACAGACGGACGCCAGATTTTGATTGGCGCACCGTTTGACAATCAAGGTACTCTTGAAAAATGTGGCGCAGTATATGCATATGATAGACTGGTGCAAAAGTTTATTGTGACCAATACCAGTCAACTGACCTATACTGTTGCTGGCGGTCAATTGATTGCACCTACTGATGTACAACTCAATCGAGAGTTTTTGACCAATCAGGCTGGAAACCTAACCGGAGACTTTGCAGTTTCGGGTGCGTCTGTTACTCTTAACGTTCCGTTGACTGTGGGAGACGAAATTGAAGTCAGCATCAACTCGTTTAAATTGCTGCAAAAGATACTGGCAGATACTCCAACTGCTGAATCTGAATATGGTCTGGCCCTGGACATCTGTCCAAACGATTGCAGCCTCTATAATGGTGCACCCGGAAATGGATCAAGAGTTCCTCAACTGGGACAGGTTGAACGTAGGGTAAATCAAAGTCGAGTGTACGGTACCATTATCAGTTTGAATCCCGACCCTACACTAGTAGCAGGATCCACCATTAGAATCAACAACGTTGAAGTGGCGGTGCCTGCAGCTCCCGACAATGACATCAATGGACTAGCCTTGGCCATTAACGAAGCAGGAATCCCCAATGTGGTTGCAAGAATAGGCATAGCCGGCACGGCCACTGCTGGAAGACTTGCGTTAGCGGTAAAAAATTCCAATGCAGCAGTTGAATTTGAAAAACTTTCGGTGCAGCCAGGACAGATAGGCGATGCATTTGAGCGCCTGGGATTTGATATATATTCGTTTACGCAGACTATTCAAAGTCCTTTCCCCAAGCTTAATTCTGGATTTGGCTCTGCGGTCACAGTTAACACTGCAGCAGACACTTTGATTGTGGGTGCTCCTCGTGGTACTCTATATCGAGCCGAAGTCTACGACGGGGGAACCACATACTTTGATTCCAAGGCCACAACATTCTTCTCAACTGTGGTCGAGAGCGGCGTAGTTTACACATTTGATTATTTGCCAAGCGCAGTTGATCAGTTATCTGAGCCAGGCAACTTTGTGTTTGGTCAACAGATTTATGATAATCTTATTACACCACTGGACAAATTTGGAACCTCAGTGAATTACAGAAATGGTGTGTTGATGATTGGGTCTCCTGATGCTGATCTTGGTGACTCTTCGGCACTGGATTATGGTCGTGTGGCATTGTTCAACAATCCAACACAACGCCCTGCCTGGACTCCGATTAGAGTGCAACAACCAGTTGTGGATACCCAATTGATCAACAGCGTGTTCACATATGACATTGTGACCGGGGCCAAGACATCGTTCTTTGATTTCTTTGATCCGTTGCAGGGCAAGATTCTTGGTGCAGCTCGTCAAAACATTGATTATGTTGGTGCAGTAGACCCAGCAGCATACAATATTGGTGTGCTCAACAACTATGGCAAATACTGGGCAGCTGAACGAGTTGGCGAAATTTGGTGGGACACCAACAACGTCAGATTCATTGACCCTAATCAGGACGACATTGTGTACGCCAGCCGACGCTGGGGACAAGTGTTTCCTGGCAGTAGAATACAAGTGTATCAATGGGTAATCAGTGATGTGCCACCAGCAAACTACACTGGCCCAGGTATACCACGTTCAATTGAGTCATTTGCAATCAGTAACTCAGTTGACAATCTTGGTGTGTTTAGGTCCAGTTACTTCTTCTGGGTCAGTGACATTACTTCAGTAAACACAGCCGCCAAGAAAACACTGAGTACCACCGGTATTGCTCGCTATATTGAAAATCCAAGAGGCAGCGGAATTCCTTATGTGGCCTTTATCAATGCCAGCACCACTGCAATTTACAATGCTACTGATTTAATTTCTGCTCAGGACACTGTGTTGCACATTGAGTTTGACCGAGAACTAAACAACGACAACGTGCACGTGGAGTACGAGTTAATTCCAGAGAACAGAGCTGATGGATTCTTAAACAGCAGCCTGTTTAGAAAGTTGCTGGACAGCCTTTGTGGGGTTGACACTGCCGGAAACCTTGTGCCTGATCCATTGCTGAGCCCGGCCAACCGGTACGGTGTGCAGTTTAGACCACGCCAGAGCATGTTTTCTGACAGATTCACTGCACTCAAAAACTACTTGACACGAGTAAACTCTGTTCTGCTGCAGTATCCTATTTCTGAAACACGAAGTTTTAGATTGCTAAACAGTCAGGATCCAACACCGTCGTCAGCTTCGGGCGAATGGAACAAGAGAGTTGCAAACCTGGAAGAATTAAGCTATCAAAATCTACTGCTAGTGCCAGTGGGGTATCGTTATCTGGTGGAATCAGATTCTAGAGAAGACGGTCTTTGGGCAATCTATCAAGTAACTGCGGCCAAGACTGTTGAATCTCTGCAACTGACTCGAGTCCAAACCTACAAAACAGACAGATACTGGTCTTATGTTGATTGGTTCAAACCCGGATACAACTCATCATCAATAGTGTCTGCTGAAGTGGCCAACGTTGGTGCTCTGGAAACAATTTCTGCACCGATTGGTAGTACTGTGGTGGTTCGCGCCAATTCACAAGGCAAGTACGAATACTATCTATTGACTGATCAGGGTTGGGAACGTGTGGGACTTGAAGATGGTACCATTGAATTCTCTGCTGAATTGTGGGACTATGCACTGGGCCGATTTGGCTTTGATGTTGAAGTATTTGACAGTCAGTACTATGATCAGTATCCTTCTACAGAAACTAGAAAAATTATTGAATCGGTCAATCAGGAACTGCTGATTGGCGAACTCTTGATCGAGCGCAACCGAGCCCTGGTGCTGCTGTTTAACTATGTGTTGACAGAATTCAACGCACCAGAGTGGCTGGTAAAAACCAGTCTAGTGGATGTGGATCATAGAATTCGTGAACTTCGCCCTTATCAAATTTATCAACAAGACAACCAGGAATTCGTAATTGACTACATTCAGGAAGTCAAGCCGTACCATGTGCAAGTTAGAGAATTTAATTTGATCTATGATGGTATTGATACCTATCAAGGATCAGTGGCTGACTTTGATGTTCCGGCCTACTGGAATTCTTCGTTGCTGATACCACAATTTGTAAGCCCAGTATTGACACCATACACTGCCAGCGATGCAGTTGGAACTGGAAGACAAAACACCACCAGTGACACTCCAGCCAGCAGTGCATTGTGGCAGCAGCAGCCTTGGTCGTTCTGGTTCAACAACTACAAACTCAGTATTGAAAGTGTTCAAGTAATTAATTCTGGCGCCGGATACAGAGTACCTCCTGAGGTGGTGGTAACTGGTGATGCAATTCGACCAGCCGTGATGACTGCAACTATCAACAGTGTGGGGCGTGTGACCGAAATTGTTGTGCAGGATCCTGGAGAAGGATACCTAACAACTCCAGTCATAACAATCACTGGCGGCAACGGTGCAGGCGCCCGCGCAGTGGCCATTACCACCAACGGCAAAGTTCGCAATATCAAGACCACAATCAAATTTGACCGATATCAGTATCAGTCGGATGTGGAGACTTGGCAGGCTAACGAGTCCTACTCAGCTGGAACTTTGGTAAGATATGTTGATCGTGTGTGGCAAGCTGATGCCAATGTTGCAGCAGGAACATTTGACCCTGCTGACTGGTCACTGGTTGATCAATCCACTTTGAGTGGTGTTGATCGTACCATGGGATTGTATGTTCCCACAGTAAACCTACCTGGACTAGATCTTGCACTGCTGATAGATGGTATTGATTATCCTGGTGTACAAGTAGACGCACCTTTGTTCAGTCAGAATACTGGTTTTGATGTTGGAAATTTTGACGTCAATCCATACGACAACCTGGCATTTGGTCCTGAAGGCCGTCCCACATATGATCCAGGTATCTTGGATGCTGTGTACGAAAGCAACTTCTTGGATGTGTTCTTGGGAACTCGACCCACCGATGTCAATGTAGAAGGTGGAGAATTTGTTGACACATATTCAAGTCATGCTCCTGAAGAGCTGGTACCTGGTAGTGAATTTGACACATTGGACATGCGTGTATACACACGCCCGGGATCTGACTGGCAAGAAAACGGTCACGGTTTTAGAACTGAAACCATCAAGTGGGTGTACAGCTCGCTAGATCGAACACAATCCTTTGCTAATCTGATGCCCAACCCTGTGCAGGTTCGAGTAATAAACCAGACACAGCAGCGTGATCTAATACCATTGGTTGACTACACAATTAACTGGGTAAGTCTAAGTGTCACAGTGCCAACCAACCTAAACAACCCAGCTGCCAACAATGGAGATGTGCTGGTGATCAATGCATATGGCATTGGTGGCGGCAGTCAGTTGTACAAAAACAGTTTCCTGGGGCAAGACGTTGGAAACCAAATCACAGTACCAGTCAACTTTAATGAAATTGATGAACTTGCAATATTTGTCAACGGTGTGTTTACTGACGAGTACAGTTACAGTGCTGTGGGCAGCAGTACCGAAATTTTGTTCAGCAACACATATGGCGCAGGAGATTCCATCAATGTAACTGTGCTGGGGTTCACAGATGACAGCTCGGCCTATACCTGGAGCACTCCGGTCACTCAGTATTTTATTGCTGATGGTATTGATCTAGATTTTGTAGTAGACTACAGTATGCAAGGAACTAACCCTGCAAACTTGATTGTGGAACGAAACGGTATTCGAGCAAGACCAGCAGAAGGCATAGTTTACACAGCCGATGGATCTACTGCATACGAGCTGCCCACACGTGGTGGCTACAGTCAAAGCCTAGTGGCCGACAACGATGTACGAGTCTGGGTAAATGATCAACAATTGACTCTAAGTACAGATTACACTGTTGAGCCGTATACATCTGATGATGATATACGTGCAGTTGAGTTTGCAACTGCCCCCAGCATTGGTAGTCAAATTCTAATCAGCGTAAGTACTCGAGCTGACTACACTGTTGAAACTGATGGCAGTTCGTTAAATTACAATGTCGTCAAGTTTAAACCAACTGGTGGATTTATTCCTCTGGCTGGCGATGTAATTGCAGTCACCACCTGGAATGACACAGCTCAGCAGGACATTGTTACTTTGGTGTTTAATGGCCCAGTTACTGAAGGTGTGTTGGTATCACAAAATTATGACATGACTGATTATGATGACGGAGACATAACTGCACTTCCTGGATCGTTTGATTATAGTGAAGGTACTCAGGTAACCAGAAACGACTTCCAGTTAGGCAGTCCAGTTACCGATCCAAGTAGACTGTGGGTCACGGTAAACGGTCAACGACGATTCTTTGGTGATGATTACCTAGTGATTGGCACTGAGCTAATACTGCACGGACCAGTAATCAGCACAACTGATGTTGTGGTAATTGAACGATTCACTGACTCAATTGTGCCCGAGGCTCTGGCCTTCCGCATATTCCAAGACATGCGCGGAATTCAGGCCACTTATAGAATAACCAGTGGAACTACTACACAGCTTGCATCACCATTGCGATCTACCGATCAAGCCATACATGTGGACAATGCCAGAGCACTTACACAACCTGATTTGACCAAGAATGTTTGGGGAGTACTGACCATTGGTGGCGAGCGCATAATGTACCGCTCAATTGACTTTGCTACCAACACAGTGTCCAGCTTGTTGAGAGGCACAGCCGGAACTGCCATTAGTGATCATGCAGAGTCTGCGTTGGTCTACAACATGGGCAGGGGTAATTTGTTGATGGAACAGTACCAGGACCGTATTGTTGAAACTACCACAGTGGCCAACGGTACTGACACAGTGTTTTATGCACCAAATATTGATGTTAGCCAGAGTGACAGTACCGAGCAAGATCAGGCAGTGCAAGTCTTGGTTGGGGGGATAGCCCAGTCTCAAGGCTACAGTTTAATTGATGCAGGCCCTGTAGCTGTGCAATTTAGTGTTGCACCTCCTGAGGGAGTAGACGTCACTATATTTGTACGTCAAGGACTGTCTTGGTACGAGCCCGGCACTTCTACAGCCAGCAATGGCGTGGCCCTCCAGGAAACCAACACTGAAGCCGCAAGGTTTTTCCGAGGCGAGTAAACAAGGTAAATAAAGCATGACAGATACAAATCAAAAAGATATCAAAATCATCAATCCTAAGCCTGCCCCGCAGAAAAAACCTGACGATTGTGGTACTATATCGGTTGCAGGATTTCTTCGAATTTTTGATCCCAAAACCAAAGAAACATATGTGGAGACCCGAGGATGATTGCCCCTGGACTTTTAAAAATTGATGGGTTTTTGAAAATTTTTGACCCCAACTCCAAAGAAATTTTTGTAGACAAGCACAATGCTATTCATTATGAAAACATGAGTATCAGTTTGGCCGAAACTTTGGCCAATCGAGATCTAGGTTGGATTTATGCAATGGCATTTGGCAACGGCGGCAGCAGTGTTGACCCAACTGGTGTGATTACATATCTTCCTCCCAATATTACAGGGCAAAACGCAGACTTATACAATCAAACCTATATCAAAGTAGTAGATGATAATTCTGCAGCAAACACTGACGCAGCCAACAACAAGATGACAGTGTTGCACACAAACGGCAAAGTCTATACTGATATTTTGGTAAGTTGCTTGTTGGACTACGGTGAGCCTCCAGGCCAGCAAGCGTTCGACAACAGCACCAACTTCAACGGAGAGTATGTATTTGACGAACTTGGACTCAAGGCCTGGCCAGGATCAAGTGACAGCGAGTTAAGATTGTTGACTCACGTGATTTTCCACCCAGTACAAAAGAGTTTGAACCGTCAAATTCAAATTGATTACACAGTTAGAATTCAAACTTTAACTAATCTTAGTACAGCATAAATATACTAAATTGCTGAGACTAAATATACTAGCATTCGGAGCACACAATGGCATATACGATTAACCTTACCGACGGTACAATTTTTGCAGTAGTTGCAGATGGTACCATCAACACCTCTAGTAGCATGATATTAGTTGGTAAAAACTACGCCGGCTACGGAGAGTTTTTAGACGAAAACTTTATTCACTTGCTGGAATCAGGTGCAAACACCACAGCACCTGGCGCACCACTAACTGGACAGTTGTGGTTCAACAAATCAAACAACACACTCAGCGTGTACAACGGCGCCACATTCAAACGCTTGAACGGTGCCATTGCCAGCGCCAGCACACCCACTAGTAACGTTGTTGGTGATCTTTGGTATGATAGTACCAACGCTCAACTCAAAGTCTACAGCGGCACATCTTTTATTCTAGTAGGCCCTGCATTTACAGCAGGAACAGGTACAACAGGCGCCATCGTTGACACAATAACTGACAACACAGCAGTGAGCCACGTGGTGATCAAGTTGTTTGTTGAAGATCAAATTGTGGGCGTGGTCAGCAAAGACAATGCATTTACTCCACAGATTGCTATTCCAGGATTTACTACAATTCGTCCAGGTATCACCTTGGCCACTGCAGTTTCTGGTGTTTCCCAGTTGTTCCAAGGCACAGCTACCGATAGTCAGTTGTTGGACGGACTTGACAGTACTGACTTTTTGAGTGCTATTTCAAACGATACCACAACAGGCACCTTGGGAATTTTAAACGATGCAGGATTGAGTGTGGGTGCTGACCAAGATGCACGTATCACGGTCACCAACAACGATGTGTTTTTCCGTAATCAAACACAAGATGGTAACCTAGTGATCCAGGTCAACAGCGGCGGTGTCAACACCACTGTGGCTACAATTTTTGGTGGCAATGCTGTGGCCGATTTTGGCACAAGACTTGGTGCTTCCAGCATCGCTAAAACAGGCGCCAACGCAGTGGGCAATATTGGTTCAAGCACCAGCTACTTTAACCAAGTGTTTGCCACAGCAACAACTGCTTTGTATGCTGACGTTGCTGAACGATTTGCTTCGGACATTGAATACGAACCAGGTACTGTGGTTGAACTTGGTGGCTCAGCTGAGATCACCCGGGTCAAGGAAGATGCTAGCGAACGAGTGTTTGGTGTGATTAGTACAAAGCCAGCATTTACCATGAACGGCGGAGCCGGTGAAAATGCTACCCATCCCCCAGTGGCCATGACAGGTCGAGTACCAGTCAATGTTGCGGGCGCTGTGCACAAAGGTGATCGACTGATCAGTGCTGGTAATGGTCTAGCTCGAGCTGCCAAACCAGGCGAAGCCACTGCATTCAACGTGATTGGTCGCGCACTGACAGACAAACTAGATACCAATATTGGCTCAGTAGAAGCCATTGTAACTATAAAGTAATTGAGGAAAGAATATGTCGTACACCACTGGTGGATTAATTGAGGCAAGTGACTACAATACCTTTGCTGGTAATACCACTGCTGGACTAAACAGAGTTTGGAGCACCGGCAGCGGAGATGCTGGATATGGCCAGACTGACATTAGCGCAGTCAGCACAGGCGGAATTGTCACAGCTACTAATTGGGCCACCTTGGTAAACAATCTGGCTGCAGTGGGTAGTCACCAGGGCACAGCTATTACTTCAAGAACAGCACCAGTGGCTGGTAATATTATTGCTGTATTGAACAACGTAAGCACCGACATCACTGCCTTGACCACCAGTCGAGGCAATGCTGCAGCCAGCGGAACTGCAATCAGCACATTTTCTGGCGCAGTATCCAAGACCACTGCCACAGGATCAGGACAAGCTGCCTGGACCATTACCTTTACTCAAACAGTGACATTTGCCAGCGCCGCTGCTGCAAGATACTTTTTCAATGCAGGTGGTATTGTGAGATTGTTGTACGGCAAAAGCAGTACTGGCACCGATCATGATCCAGACTGGAACACACTAGCAGGTCAGCCAGGCAGTATTAATTTCACTGGTCGAGTCAACAGCACAACCAACACCATTGCTGGACAAGCTTACACTGGAACCACTAGACTCAGTGGATCAGGTGGTACACAGACCACACTGGCAACCACCACAGGTTTTTATAATTTAACCCCAGCCGGCGCCGCTGTGACAATTTTCCAACTCAACAACACCACAGCCCCGTATACACCTGAATTTATTAGAACTCAAGTGGCGCTCAATGCTGGCAGTACAGTGTTGACATTTACCACAGTGTGGAACGATGATGGAACTGCAACTGCCGGAACCACCGCCAACATCACTGGCGGAACTGCTACATCATCGCCTGCCACAAGCATCACTGGAACTGCGCCAACCACACTGTTGAATTTGATTCCACCCAGCACTACGTATTTGTCTGCAAGTTGGGGTACTCCAACTATTGCCAGCTCTGTGGCATAACTGACCAGAACATTTTACCAAAGGGCTCTTGGAGCCCTTTACTTTTGACTAAAATTCTGCTAAAATATCAAAATGGATACTGATCAACTTATCGCCCACGGTCGAGCTCGCTTTGACCATGCAGCAGCAAGACGCTTGCTTAAAGAAAAATACAAGGCCAAGATGCTGTTTGCCTATCAAGGCGGCATGTTTCAAGCTGGGCCCGAACTAATAACATTACTACATGCCTGTCCAGTACAAGATGACATTGTGATCTTGGATCTTTACGAAAATCCGGTGCAGGTAAATCCTAGTGAACTACAACGTCTAGCCCACGATCGTTGGCAAGAACAGATGAATGCCTGGTTGGTAGAACACGATCAACTTAGTCAACAACGATGACCACTGGCGCACTTATCTTTGCCTTCAACAATGAGCATACAGACTATGTTCAGTTGGCTGCATGGTCGGCACAAAATATTCGCCGCCATCTTGATATCCCGGTGGCAATAATTACTAACGACTGTGACCATCCCCTGATCAAGTCTCACTTTGAACACGTGATATCAGCAGAGCCGGCAGCAGGTGGCCAAAGATATTTTGTGGATTATGAACAAACAGTCACCTGGTACAATGCCGGGCGAGTGGACGCATATGATATGTCACCCTGGGATCGGACCTTGTTGCTGGATGCTGATTATGTTGTGGCCAGCAATGCTTTGCAGTCAATTCTAGAGTCAGAGCAAGATTTTTTAGCGCATCAAACAGCCATGGATGCCACAGGAGAAAATGATTTTTCTGGATTAAATTATTTTGGTACGCATCATATGCCCATGTGGTGGGCCACGGTGGTGATGTTCCGCCGAGGCCCAGCAGCAAAACTCACATTTGAGTCCATGAAAATGATACGTGATAATTGGGCGCACTATCGGCATCTGTACCAAACTGGCAACAGTGTGTATCGTAATGATCATGCACTGTCGATTGCACTGGGCATCGTAAATGGACACACACTAAATCATGCACAAATACCCTGGCAGTTGGTCAGTGTACTGCCTGACCACAAGATTGAACAAACAGGGCAAGACCATTATCAAATTGATTTTGTTAACAGTCGGGGTCAACGTCGCTATGTTAATTTACAATCACAAGATTTTCATGCCATGGGCAAACGACATTTAGGAGATATAGTTGCCAAAAATTTTGCATGAGAGGGGATATCTGATCCCTGCATTTAACACAGACACAGTTGATTATGTGCGCTGTGCCACACAGCTGGCCCACAGTATCAGGCAGTTTCATCCGGATGCACACATTACCATATTAACGCAGGATCAACTGCCCCACGGTGATCAGGGTGGCTATGCCAATGACTGGCAGTGCTTTGAGGCAAGCCCGTATCGTCAAACAATCAAACTAGAAGCTGACATGATTGCTGCTGGTCCCGTTGATCACTGGTGGAACCTGTTTGAAAAACAAGATGTAGTAATCAGTCAAGGTGCACGAGATTTTTACGATCGTGCTACCACCGAAAGAAAGTATCGCAAAATATTTGATGCTAATTCTCTGCCAGATGTGTACAACGCCATAACTTACTGGCGTCTAAGTCCAACTGCACAGGAATTTTTTACCACAGTGCGCGACATATTTGAAAACTGGCAACAATGGCGAACACTGTTGGCGTACCCTGAAGAATTTCCCAGTACAGATGTTGTGTATGCCATGGCCGCAACAGTTGTGGGCGTTGAACGGGTAACCTTGCCTCCAGGGATATCACCAAGTATTGTGCACATGAAACCAGGGATAATTCCGGTGCAACATGACTGGACACAAGAATTAGTCTGGGAATCCAACCCGTTGAGAATACAAACAGTTGCACAGTGGGGTATGGTGCATTATCACAACAAAGATTGGACAGTGTCGTGAGCAACCAAGAAACTACAGATAATTTTTGGCAAGTCTGGAACAGTTTTGTCTGGCCCGAATCAAAGCCAATTGAGTATCGGTGCTATTACCTAGATGATGGAACAGTGGACTTTTATACCATGGATCATGTCCCAGGTAACTATACACAAGTCACTAAAGAACAATATCTTGCTGCTGCCAAACCTGCTCGTGTGCAAGACGGAAAATTGATAATCATCAAACCCAGGCAGCAGGTACAGAAACTGGTGCCCGGGGCCAAGTCAGGTACACAATGTCATGTGCAAGATGTGTGTGTGATTGTGCCCAACAACGGTACATTATGGAATCAACAACATGAAATTGATTGACATTGCAGATCTAGACTGCATTTATCTCAGCTACGATGAGCCCAACAAGGAAGAAACTTGGGCACAGATTCGCAACATGGTGCCCTGGGCACGTCGAGTAGACGGAGTCAAAGGTTCAGATGCTGCTCACAAAGCCGCTGCCGCCGCCAGTACTACAGAACGTTTTGTGCTAATCGACGGTGACAACATTCCTGACCCAGAATTTTTCAACAAAACTCTGCAGTTCGCTACACCTGAATACGAACAGGCAGTGTTTCGTTGGAGAGCACGTAATGCAGTAAATGGCCTCATGTATGGCAACGGCGGTCTTAGTAGCTGGACTCGAACATTTGTTGAAAACATGCGCACACATGAAGCCACCGATGGAAGAACAGAGACCGAAGTAGAGTTTTGTTTTGATCCCTTGTACTGGGCCATGCACGATTGCTATTCGACCACATATCCCAATGGTTCAGCGTTTCAAGCCTGGCGTGCCGGGTTTCGAGAAGGTGTCAAAATGTGTTTAAATCGCGGGCAACGTATATCTAGTGCAGAATTTACTAGTCAAGTACATCAAAGAAATCTGGATCATCTTACTATCTGGCACAACATTGGTACAGATGCAGAACATGGCGAATGGGCCATTGCCGGAGCCCGCCAGGGCACACACATGACCATGCTGACTGCTTGGGATCATCGACAGGTACAAAGCTTTGATGCTTTAGAAGAATTATGGCTCACAGTCAAGGACTCTGAGCCCAGAAGCATTAGCGATAGTCTTGGTGTAGATCTCAGCACTCAATTGGCATTGCCTGTTGCAATTTTTGAATCAGAACAGAGTTGTTTTTTCAAACAACACTATCGTACAGATTGGCAAAATCGCGGTGTCATGGTGAGAGAAATAGATGTAATTAGACATCAGGAAGGCTGGTAATGTCCAAAGGCGATCAAAGTAAATTTATGAACTCCGCCGAAGACATGCAGACCAAGCTGGGTCCTGCACTGTGCTTGGCCAAATGGAAGCAGGTGAGTCTGCATTTGCCCACAGGACTCACCAACTCATGCTATCACCCTCCACTACATCGTATACCTATAGAAGGCCTAGACACCAACCCAGGACAGCTACACAACACTCCTTACAAAAAACAACAGCGAGTGATCATGCTGCAGGACCAACGTCCTTCAGAATGTCAGTATTGTTGGAACATGGAGGATCTAGGAGAACTCAGCGATCGTCACTACCGTTCAGGCGAGTCCTGGGCTGCTGCGGACCTTGATCGTATTTCTGCCAGTACCGGACTTGAAGATGATGTTGTACCCAGCTATGTGGAAGTCAACTTCAACAACGTGTGCAACCTTGCCTGCAGTTACTGTAGTCCGCAATTTAGTTCAACATGGCAACAGGAAGTGGATCGACACGGCGGCTATCCCACATCCACTGTGCACAACAATCCTGCGCACTTTCGGGGTGAACGCAGAGTAATACCTGTACGAGAGCACAATCCTTATGTGGAAGCATTTTGGCAGTGGTGGCCCACACTGTACCCGCAACTTAGGCACTTTCGCATGACCGGCGGCGAGCCACTCATGGACAAAAACACCTATCGAGTGTTTGACTATGTATTGACTCAGCCCAAATCTGATCTGCACTTAAATGTAACATCGAACTTTTCAGTAGAAGATGCACTGTTTGAAAAGTACTTGGACTATGTAAAACGTTTGTGCAATACACAAATTGAGCACTTCATGCAGTATGTGAGTTTGGATTCAGGCAATGGATTTCAGGCCGAATACATTAGACACGGTATGAGTGCAGACCGTGTAATCAGTAACGTAAATCAGTATCTTACACAAGTTCCCCATCGCAATAGCCTTACGTTTATCATCACAATGAATAACTTGAGTGTTACTGGATTCCGAGAATACATGGAATGGATCTTGCGCCTTCGAGAGAACTATAGTAAAACATATCAGCGTGTGTGGTTTGACACGCCTGTGCTACGCCAGCCTGCTTGGCAAAGCCTACAAATATTGCCAGAAAGCTATGCAATCAAATTGGAACAATGTGCAGACTGGATGGAAACTCTAATCGCTACAGATCTACATGGATTCCGAGACTACGAAGTACAGCGACTACGTCGAGACATTGCCTGGATGCGACAAGGTCAACAACAGGATAACACAATCGCCAAGGCAGACTTTTACAGATTCTTTAGTGAACACGATCGTCGCCGCGGTACTGACTTCCTAAAGACATTTCCGGACATGAAGGCATGGTGGGAGGAGTGTGCGTACCATGCCAGAAACACATAAACTGTCAATTGATACTCACAGTGTAGTATACGATCTGTTAAAACCTTTTGCTGACCAAGAATTTTGGGATTTTGAGACTGTTGAAACCTCAACTGACACAGTCTATGTTGTGGGCCGTCAACAGTTCAAACACAATTTATCCAAGATTCAAGAATTTGTTGCCCAGGGCGGCGTTGTTGTTTTTGACAATGCTGCTGAAGGATCCATGACCTTGCATGAACAAATTACTGCAACGGGAATCCGACCACTTGTGGATCAAGGAAAAATACTGTTACTCAGCGGGGGAGATCTTGATCCGTCGTATCGGTACCTATTACATGATCATTTTTTTAATGTTATCCTGGGATATGATTACAATCTTGAGCAGATGCTGCGCATGGACGAGATATACAGTAAAACTTCAAAGCCGTATAAGTTTTTATTCTTGAATGGCCGCGCCAGACCTCATCGCAAATATCTATGGAATCAGCTTGACTCCCGTGAGTTACTGGCACAATCTCTTTGGACCATGCTAGAGGGTGACAACATTAGACAGCTTCCTCAGCAGTATGAAGTCGAAAGATTTCAACAAAATCAAATCACACCAACGTCTGCTCAGTTGATCAAACATGAAATTTTTCAACACACCTGGGGAGAAATATATCTCAAAGCTGAGCCCTATATTGATACCTATTTTAGTTTGGTTACAGAGACTGTGATTGACTATCCCCATAGTTTTAGAACCGAAAAAATAGCTAAACCCATTATGATTGGGCATCCTTGGATAGCAGCAGCCAACCGAGGCTTCTATCGAGATTTAAAAAATCTAGGGTTTCAAACTTTTGGTCATGTCATTGATGAAAGCTTTGATCAAATTGATAATACTCAGGACAGACTGGATCGTATAGTGCAAGTGGTTGACGATTTAAGCAAACAAGACCTTGCAAGTTTCCTTGAATCCTGCTACAATGTATGTAAATACAATCAGTCCCATTTGCAAGAATATAGATCTCAACTGCGTAGAGATTTTCCCGAACGTTTTATAAATTATATCAATGAAAGATCTTGAATTTCGACAGCAGGTGCTGGACCCGTTAAGTTCCAGTTTTTGTGCAGCCAAATGGTACAATGCTACTATATGGTTAGGTTCAGGTATGACCACCAGTTGCCACCATCCACCGGCACATCGCGTGGATCGTGATCAAGTGGCGATCAATCCCAAACTTTTACACAATACTCCTGAAAAAAAAGAGGACCGCCGCAAAATGATTGAGGGCGAGCGGCCAGCAGGTTGCGAATACTGCTGGAAGATCGAAGACATGAGTCGTGACGCTGTGAGCGATCGTGTTTACAAAAGCAAGATATATCCTGTACATCTGTTGCATCAAGCAGCCGCAACACCTGTGGCACAAGATGTTGATTTACGCACACTAGAAATTGCATTTGATCGGACCTGTCAATTTGCCTGCAGTTATTGCAACCCTGCATTCAGCAGCACTTGGGCACGAGATATCAAAAAACTTGGACCTTACACAGACTTGGTCAGTGACGGCCGCAATCACTTTACTCATGCTCACGACAGCAGCCAACTCTACACCTTCAACGAAGCCAATCCTTATGTGGAAGCGTTCTTCCAGTGGTGGGAAACGGACCTACACAAAACACTCCAAGAGCTAAGGATCACCGGCGGCGAGCCGCTGATGAGTGGCTACACCTGGAAACTGATTGAGTGGTTCAAGCAAAACCAAGGCCGTAGTACTACCAAGCTGGCTATTAACAGCAACCTTGGATTCAGTCAAGAAAAACTACAAGAATTCATTTCTGCTGTAGAATCTCTGCCGCATGTGGAAGTGTATACCAGTATGGAAGCCACAGGAGTCCAAGCTGAATATATTCGTGACGGCCTTGATTACACCCAGTGGTTGCAAAATGTACACACACTGCTCAAGTCAGGCCGGATCCAAGCAGTGCACATGATGTGCACAATCAATGCCTTGTGCCTAGACAGTCTGGTACCGCATTTGAATCTCATGCTGGATCTCAAACGTTTGTATGGACGCGACCGTGTGAACTTTACACTCAACATATTGAGATTTCCTAGCTTTCAATCGCCTTTGGTGCTGAGCAAGCAGTTGAGAGATCGGTATCGTGTGCGATTGCAAGAGTGGTTGTACAAGAATCGTGCTAACCCCTATCTACAGCAGCACGAAGTTAATCACACACAGAGATTAATAGATTACCTGGACGTGGTCGAAACTCCGCATTCAGAGGCATTTGATCTTCCCAAGCTTCACAATGATTTCCACAAGTTTTACGCACAATATGATCAACGTCGTGGCAAAGATTTTGCGGCATCGTTCCCCAACATGAAAACATGGTATGACCAATTACAATTACAACAGCAGTGATCTTGTGCGGCCAGTTGAGCTGACCGAACGTGAAGAGTTTTTGCTCAAAGAGTCAAAGACATTCTGCATCTATCCTTGGATTCACTTGCATGCTTACCCCACTGGCGAAGCATATCCTTGCTGTCACGCTGAAATGGGTGTGGGGCAAGTGGGCAACTGCCGCACTAACACACTGGAAGAAATTTGGCAGGATCATCCTATGCAGGATCTGCGTAAGTCCATGCTGACTGAAACTCCACATGCAGCCTGCACTCGTTGTTACGAACAGGAAGAATCTGGATTCTTTAGTGGTCGACGCAGTGCCAACAAGCACCACGGCCATCATGTTAAGAAACTGGACGCCAATCCGTTTGAAATGACCTACTGGGATATTCGTTTCAGCAATCTTTGCAATCTCAAGTGCCGCAGTTGTGGACACATCTTTAGCAGTCAGTGGTATCAAGACCAAGCAAAACTAGCAGGCCCTGAGTGGAAAGAACGCAACACAGTGTTAAACTATGCTGGCCGTACAGAAACAGACATGTGGACTCAGTTGGAACCACACCTGGACTATGTGGAGCAAATCTACTTTGCTGGTGGTGAGCCCCTGTTGATGGAAGAACACTATCGTATCTTGGATGAACTGGTGCGACGTGGCCGTTTCGATGTGCGCTTGATCTACAACACCAACTTCACACACACTGACCTCAAAGGTCAAAGTGTGTTTGAATACTGGAGGCAGTTTGACTCAGTGGCAGTGGGCGCTAGTCTAGATGACATGGGTGCTCGAGCAGAATACATCCGAAAAGGCACAGACTGGGCCGTGGTTGAACAAAATCGTAGAGACATGTTGGCCGTGTGCCCCGACGTAGACTTCTACATCAGCCCCACCTTGAGCATAATGAACGCACTACATTTGCCTAAGTTTCATCGTGCCTGGGTCGAACAAGGACTTATTCGTGCACAAGATTTGAATGTAAACATCCTACAAGATCCTTCACACTATAGAATTGATATTGCCACTGCTGAATACAAACAACAGTTGCAAAAAAAGTTTCAACAACATATCAATTGGCTTGGTATGCAAGGCGATGATCTGGGCCGTGCCTCACAAGGATTTGAATCGGCCATTACATTTATGAATGCCACAGACAATACGCATCTGCTGGACACATTTTGGCGCAAGACGCACGAACTAGATTCATTGCGCAAAGAAAAATGTCTTGATGTAATCCCAGAACTGCGAGCATTGTTATGAAAATACCACACGAAAAATTCTGTATGTTGCCTTGGGTAAGCCTTGAGGCCAGTCCCATTGGTACAGTGCGACCCTGTTGTTTGGCCGACGACGAAATTGTTGATGATACCGGCAGCAAATTTAACTTGAGAACAGCCGAACTTAAAGATATTCAAAACAGCAAACACATGCAATCTTTGAGAAATCAATTTTTGCAAGGCCAACAACCTGAGACCTGTAGAAAATGCTGGAACGAAGAAAATTCAGGACGTACCAGCAAACGCATGCATACTCTGGATCGACTCAAGCATGCAGTAACTAATACAGAGTGGACGCAGGATGCCAAGCCCTTGATGTTCCTGGATCTCAAGCTGGGCAACATCTGTAACTTGAAGTGTCGCATTTGCGGCTCATGGTCAAGCAGTCAGTATGCAGCAGAGGAAATTAAGTGGACACCTCGAGAACAACAGAAACAGACATTTGCTTATGAGATGTTACAGGCCGGTAACTGGCCTAGACAAAGCACACATTTCTGGCAACAAATTGATCAGCACATCAACGACATACGCTACATTGAGTTCACCGGTGGCGAACCGTTCATGATACAAGAACATTTTGATATGTTGCAAGGTATTGTAGATAGAGGTATTGCATCTCAAGTGGAAATACACTACAACACCAACGGTACACAATATCCTGAATCTGGTCCTGATATCTGGCAGCATTTTAAAACTGTAGAGATTGCTTTGAGTATTGACGACGTGGGTGAAAGATTTGAATATCAACGAACCAATGCTGACTGGATCGAGGTTTTACAGAACGTGGTTAAATTCAAACAGCTGAGAGCCACAATGCCAAACGTGCAGTTGCAGTGTTGCACCACAGTGAATATTTTCAACGTTAGATATTTAAAATCAGTTGCCGACTGGATTGACTATCAAGGATTTGATTTTGTTTACTGGAACATGCTGCACGATGCACCGCAATGGAGTATTGCTAAATTGCCCACAACTGCTAAAAAACAAATTTCGGCATATCTTGACAATTGCCGGCCGCCAGAAAAGTTTCGTAACGAGTTTGCGCTTATCAAGAATTTTATGAACAACGGGCAAAGCCTAGATGGTCAAGAGTTGCGCACTCAGATTGCCAACTTGGATCGCAAGCGAGATCAAAATTTTGCCCTGACATGTCCCGAAATGGCCGAGATTATTGAGTATGTCAAAACCTGAAACCCTGTGTCTTGCACCTTGGACGCATACCTACCTGAGTCCACAAACTGAGCGGCGTCTGTGTTGTGCGTCAAGGGAGCCTGCACAGAACTTTCGCCAGTACATTGACACAGCAGCAGGCACAGGTGAGTACCTTCCTATCACACTAGAGCAACACTGGAACAGTGATCACATGCGTAGTGTGCGTCGTCGCATGCTGGCAGGAGAAACGTTGCCCGAATGCGATGTGTGCAACAGCAAATTATTAAACACCAGTGTTTATCGAGATTACTTTGGTCACTTGTTTGGTCATAAATTGGAGCAAGTGTATAACACAACAGATGCCACAGGCGCTACAACCATGCGGCCGGTGTCGTGGGACTATAGATTTTCAAACCTGTGCAACTTCAAGTGCAGAATGTGTGGTGATATGCTATCCTCGGCCTGGGAGACTGAACAAAAAACTCATCACATGGTCAACTGGGCTGATCCAAAAAATAACTGGCAACTGCCTGAGGTCCGTCGACAGATATCTCAGTTCCAGGACACACAAATAGAGGCAGAGTTTGCTGAGGCTGTGGAACAACACCGTGTGGAAGAAGTGTACTGGGTAGGCGGCGAGCCACTCATGTACGAACAGCACTGGCGCTACATGCAACGCATCATTGAACTAGGTGACGGCCAAAAAGTGTATGCACGATACAATACTAATCTCAGCAGGGTTGACTACCGAGGTGTCAATCTGTATCGAGATATATTGTCCAATCTTCGTGATTGGCAAGTGTGTGCCAGCATTGACGGAACAGGTGCAATTGGCGAGTATATTAGAACGGGTCTTGACTATACACAATTCCAACACAACTTTGAACAAGGACTTGCATATACTCGGCACAGTCGTCAGATGCGCCTGGATTTTACCCTGACTTTGCCAGGAATGTTCGAAGTCAACAACATACAGAAATTAGCACAACAATATCAAGTGGATCTACTGACCAAAGTGGTGTTTAGCTTCAGTCCAGACATTGTACTGAGTCCGCTAGCATTGCCTCGAGAGTTGTTGCACAACAAACTAGATCAGTTGATTGCCGGATCGACTACCTCAGTTATGCGTGAATTACTAATGCAATTAAAACAGCGTCCCACATTTGCTGAACAATGGCCGGACACATATCAGGCTGCATTGGTCAAAGGCAAAGCACGAGTTTTGCAACTGGAGCAAATAAGACAGGATACATACACTATGAGCGACATACTGTCTCAAGACAAGGAAATACATGACTGGTGGAAATCGATTGCTTGATCAGGTAGTAATAACTTTGCGAAACCAACACGGCAATACCTTGCCTGTGCTGATAGATGTGTACAACAACAGCCTGAGCCGCAAGTGGTTAACAGCTCTTAACCACTTGCTTCGAGAAAATTACCATTTAGAAAAAAATTATTGTTTCTTGGGTTTTCCTAAAGGTCCTAGAACTCTTGAATATGTTTGCGATCAAATTAATTTCAGTATAGATTCAATCAACCGCAGTGGGATAGGATACCAAATTGATGATTACTACAGTGTAGAAAACACTATAGGACAAGAGTGGAGATTGAATCAAGAACGAATGAATCATCTTCATCGTTATTTTGAAGACCTTCAAGGAACTGCTAAAAATACAAGCAAGTATTATTATCAAGCTGATGCTGATACTCGTTGGCACATACGGCAATTAAATTTGCTGTGTCACGAATACGAAAGCCTGGCGCTCAGCATCCGAAAAATGCACACTGCCCCAGAGTGGCAACGTCCCAGTCAACTCATGTGCTGGCTCCAGGCACCCAGATTTGAACTAGATGCAGAAGATTTTGAACTGTTTGGAATTGAAACAATCAACAGACACATGGGCGGAGTATATGTCGGGGTCAATAAAGCAGTAGGCAAACATCATTGGGAAGTGTTCTGTGACGAAGGTAAAGACAGTCGAATACAAGAACTTACAACTACTACACTACAAACCCAGACTTTGGCCGCAGGAGATTTTGACATCGAATGGGCAAGGGATCCAGGTGCATTCCATTGGCAACAAAAACAATTGGCAGAATTTCGAATCTGGCTAACAGAAAACGGGTTTGACCCAGATGATAAAAATCTCACAATTGGTCACCCTAAAATTGGACAAATAAATTTACTAGCTAGTTTTGGCACAGCTAACTATTTAGAAATATGGCAGCAGTTAAATAACTATATGGATGTGTACAAAATCTCCACTCGAGATGCTGAAGCTACATACGTCTATCGTTGGAGTGATTCAGACTACCGCAAACAACAAACAAGGATACTAAAATGAATTGGATCAAAAGATTATGGGCTAGAATCACCCTAGAGATTCGCTATCGTCGAAAACTAAAAGAACTGCGCAAGAGAGACCCTTTTATCTATAAATGAACAACATATT